CAATCTGCGCACGATGGGGATCCAGGGCGTCAGCCAGCAGCAGGCAGTGATCCGTCACATCGGTGCTCTCAGCGGCGTGGCCGGCATGTCGAGCGGTGAGATGCTGTCGTTCGCCGGCCAGTTTGCCGAAGGGCAGATGGGCAGCGGTGTGAACGGTGCAGCTGCCATGCAGATGGCAGCGACGAACATGGCGCTGGTGCGCAACGCGTCGGCGCTTGGCATCATCAGCCCGAACGCGATTGCGCAGGCTGGTGGCGCATCAGCTGTGGCAGCCAACATCGCACGGGCACAGATCGGCTTCGCATCGTCGATGCCTGGGTTCCTCGCGCTTCAGGGCGGCGCTGGCGTCGGTGGGCGCAGCAGCCTGGGCGCCATGATGAATGGGCTGTCGCGGTATCGCACCGGCGGCGATCTGCTGTCGATGAATCTCGATCGCTACGAAGCGCTCGACAACATGACCGGCGATCAGGCCGACAACCTCTTCCGCAACCAGATCTCGTCCAGCCTGGAGATGGTCGGGCTCGATGCATCGTCGCGTGCTGGCCAGGGCTTCGCTGTTCAGATGCTCCAGAACCAGTACGGCATGGACGCCGGCACAGCGCGGGCTTGGGCTGCCACGAATCTGTCGGCTCAGGGCCGCCGTGCATCGTCGCAGGTTCAGGTGCAGGCATACCGCTCTGAGCGCGCGATGCAGATGCGTGACGAGCAGGATCGCTACTTCTCGCGGCACAGCTTTGCTGGTCGTGTGCACGCTGGTGCTCAAGCGCTTGAGCGCTTCACGTCCGGGATCCTCGACAGTGCTCGTGAAGGCATCATGGGCTACGGCGAAGAGGGCCTCGACTTCCAGATGGCCCACCTCAGCTCCTACGCTGGCGCTGCTGGAACCTCGGGCATGAGCTTCAGCGAGCGCGCCACGGCGCTGGCACAGCGAAAGAGCCGCGAGTCCGGGCAGCCGACCGAACTGATCCTGGCAAACCACACGGCTGAGAACGTGACCGGCACGCTTGCAGGCGCCGGGTCTGCGGCCCTTGCTGGTGGTGGCGCGGCATGGCTTGGTGGTTGGGGCCTGTCGGCCCTTGGTGCTGCGTCGTTCACGGGCACCGGAGCCATGGCAGCCGGCGCCATGGGTCTCGGCATCGGGCTCACGGCAGCTGCGCCGATCCTGCTGGGCGCCGCCGCCGTCGCTGGCGTCGGCTACCTCGCCTACACAGCGTTCGGTGGCGGCGACAAGACGCGCGTGCGCGACAGCAAGCAGATCGGCCAGATCCAGCGGCTGGCCAACGCCAATCGTCGCGCGAACGCCGATCGTGGCCTGCGCCGGCTTCAGGAGCTTGGCCCAGACGGCATCTCAGGAAGCGCCTGGGATCAGCTGATCAGCATGTCGAACGATGCCACAGACGGTGACGACACGATCGCGATGGCTGGGCTGATGGCGAACGTCGTCGAACAGAACAAGGGCATCACGCTCCAGGACGTCGCTGACATGCGCAGCGCGCGTCGCGGTGTGGCCAACCTCTCGGAAGCCTTTGAGATCGACGGCAACAAGTTCCACGCGTCTGAAGATGTTCAGGACGCCATGAAGACTGCGCTCGGCCAGAAGGGCTGGTGGAAGGATCGCGTCTACGGTTCGAACATCGCAGCCTCGTCGGGTTCGATGCAGAAGTACATTTCGTCGGTGCTTGACGGGAAGGGACGCCCCGGAGATGTCGAAGCTGCAACGCTGCGGAAGATGATGGGCGACAAGGCATTCGAGGCGTTCGAAGCCAACGTGCGCGAGATGTACGATGATGATCCAGATCAGCTCCGCAAGGCAGGCAAGGGCTTCGGCAGCACAGCCAATGCCATCGCCGATGAAATGCTGAGCGCTGACGAAGAAGCAGCGAAGCGGTTCCTCGAATCCCGTCTGGGCGACGCTGAGGGCCTCAGCCGTGAGGACCGGAATCTGGTCCAGTCGACGCTCGACACGCTCAAGGGCGGTGACCTCTATCAGGCGCTCGACAGCGGACGCATGAAGGAGCTGGCGACGTCCGGCGTCTTCGGTGAGGCCGCCAAGCAGGCGGTCAGCGTCGCTTCGAACGAGGACCTGCTGCGCATGTCGGCGGCCGACTTCAACCAGAAGTACGGCTTCAACCTCTCCGAAGAGGAATGGACCAAGAACAAGAAGGAGCACGGGAGCAGCGGCGTGCTGCGTGAGAACGTCATGGCGAGCATCCTTGGTGGCGTCGGCGCCAAGCAGGAGCAGGCCGCCAGCGAGACGGAGGCCAAGCTGCTGCACAAGACCGCGCAGATCCTCAACGAGATCCAGACCAGCATCAGCAGCCAGCCTGCTCAGAACGGGAGCAAGTAATGGCGGCCCACGATGCTCTCGCCACAGAGCGCGCGAAGCGGCTCCTTCAGATCGCTGAGATCCTCCGCTGGGCGAGCCAGAAGGTGCGCGCCGTGAAGGGCAAAGCATGACCAACCCCGCTGACTCCGTTAACGCGCCGGCCACCGTGTGGAACGAGCCGACCAACATCTGGAACTTCGACGGTTCCACGCCGCAGGGTCCAATCAACGCCTACGAGCGCATCGTCGATGTGCCGCCGGCTCCTGACGTCGAGCTGTCGCAGCCCCGTGTCGTCAGTGAACCGGCCGCCATCGAGTCAGATCTCACCGGCGAACGCCAGGATACGGCCGACGAAGCGCCGGTAGCGTTCCGAGCTGTCGTCGGCCCATTCGCCGCCACACGCGCTGTGCGTCTGCTGGAGCAGCACCGCTCGGCCTTCTGGAGCCGTGACGGCGTCGTCAGCTCCGTCTACCAGACCGACAAGCCCGACCCGTCGCCAGCAGAGATCAAGCGCCTCTACGATCAGTTCAAGCTGTTCTCGTACCTGCCCGGTCCAATGATGCCGACTGCTGAAGAGTTCGCGGATCTCGTGACCCCGAGCAAGGTCATCACCGTCATCCAGGACAACCTTGCCAACCTCGGCGTCGATGTGAGCCCTGCGATCCCCGTGCCGACCGACAAGCTCTCGCTCAGCGACCTCGAAGAGGCCGCTGTCGGTTCACGTGGTGCGCTCACGCCGCCGCTGCAACCCTACGCTGCATCGACTGGTCTACTGTGCACCAAGGGCGACGACGCCACGACCGGGCCGTATGCCATCCCGAAGGGGACGCCTGTCGCGTCCACTGGAGCCTGAGCCATGGCTGTCGTGAAACGCCTGATTCGCACTGACGCCGCCGGGTACTACGTCGAGTATACCCACGACGATGGTCACATCGAGACAGCGCCAGCTGGCCGTCCGCTGACGAAGGAAGACATTCAGCGCAGTGAGCGCCAGAAGCTGACGCTCACCAACGCCACGAAGACGATGCAGGCCGAGAAGACGCGGGCCTCGTTCATTGCCAACGACCCGAGCGCTTCGAACTCCCGTGGCCGCGACGTCTTCAACCAGCTCGTCAGCGCTGATGCCACGGCCGAGTTCAGCCGCGCTGTCGACGCCGCCAGCGTCATCGCCAAGACTGCGTCGGTACGCCCAGCCCAGGCCAGCAGCCTCATCGAGGACGTCACTCTCGGAGGCCCGGCTGGCAACGAGCGCTCTGAATACTCTGCCATCGACCACCAGTTCGACGAAGAGCGCGTGATGGCTTTCGCATCCGTCGAGCACACGGAGATGTCGGCTACGCGGGAGATCTCCAATGCCTGAGCCGCTCAACAACCTTCCTGCCGCCGGAACTGTCGAGCCTGGACAGCACACGATTGTGCCCACCGACATCGGTGGCGGCACTGGATCGAGCATCGACCCGAACGCGAAGAACGCGCAGCCACGGGAAGATGAGAAGCCGATCGGACTCTTCACGCGCGCTGTTCGCGGGGTGAAGGACGCAGCAGCGGACACCTACAACTCGTTCACCAACCGCAACGATCCGAACTACTGGAAGAAGCGAACGCTGGAGAACGGTGGCAAGATCACCAGTGACAAGCGCAAGAAGACGGAGCCGTGGGACCCAGTGAAGGCATGGCGCAAGAGCGGCGCGTTCACGCAGACCACGAGCGAGACGGCGACGCTCAGCCCATTCAGTGTCCTCATGCGTCGTGGCGGCAGCATCCCGAAGAACGCTGTCGAGCTGTCGAATGAGAACAAGGCGCACCTCGCGCTGATGAACGGGACACCCGCAGCGCCCGGCGAATGGATCGCGCAGTTCGACTACTTCATCCTGACCAACATCACGATGCAGGACCAGGAGCGTGTCGATGTCGTCGAGACCTTCGGCGCTCCACACATCTTCGCGTCTGGGCGCTTCGTGCGCCGGTATCAGTTCAGCGGCTACATGCACACCGTGCCTCTTCGCACGCGTGTCACCGGCCGTGAGGCCGCTGCTGACTACGTGCCGCCTATCTTCGCCTGGAAGTCGTTCTACGAGCAGTACGTTCGTGCGACCAAGAGCGCGCAGAACGACGTCTTCGTCCGCGTCACTACACCGGCCGGCGACATCTTCGACGGCTACATCGTCGCCACGTCTGACAACCGTGACTCCAGTCTGGAGACCACGACGCCGTTCGCGTTCCAGATGATCGTCATCAACGAATCGGACACCTGGGGCAGCAACAAGCTGTTCAACAACCTCATCGCACCGAAGAAGAAGCAGACGGACACCGTCAACAAGGCCGAGCTGAACGTCGCAGTCGGCGAGTTCGACATGAAGGTCGCTGTCGGCTCTGGCACACCCGGACCTTCGGCACGTACGGATCTTGGCCGTATCAAGCCCGATGGCTCGCCGGAGGGCACGATCCCTGAGCTGACGCTCGAATGCTCGCACAGCGGCTACATCTTGAACACGACGTCCAAGATCCGTGGTCTCACCCTGGAGTACGCCGACAAGGCAGCTGTGCACGGATCGCAGTCGCGGAGTGGCAAGGTTCCACTGACCGTTCGTGTCACCGACTACTCGGCACTGCGGCAGGCATTCATCGCCGGGAAAGGCATCGACAATCGCGGGATGACGACGTCGATCGTCATCAGTAACGGTGCCAACAAGTCGGTGACCGTCGAGATCACCTTCATTGCCAGCGAGAAGATCCTGATGGAGATCCGGGATGTCGGCGTCCTCGCTGAGGACGGAACCCCGGCGCGTGGCGTGTATTCGAAGGGCGCCGACAATCTCTGCACCGTCGCCGAGTCCTGGCTCCTGTTCGACGCCAACACGTGCACGGGAACCCTCGCCTTCCGCATCGCCCCTCGTGGCACTGACGAACCGCTCAAGGGCCACATCTCGTTCTCCGCCACGCCGGTCGCACGGACGTGGGCCTACAAGGGTGCCAACAAGGTCGACCCGCGTGCTCAGGCACAGTCCTCAGACCAGAAGCCGCTGTCCACGCTGGCGATCACGCCCGGCGGCATGACCTACGACATCCCGAACGCGACGTTCAACATCCCGTTCACGCTCACCGGCCCAGGACCGATGGTCGACGGCGACGACAACCCGATCGCGTACTTCGTCGGTGTCGATGGGATCGGCGGCGACTTCATGGGCACGATCGGTGGTGATCTCTACGAAGAGTTCCGGTTCATCGTCTCGTTCTGCTTGCAGATGGCGCCGCGTGGTCCGATCGGCAGCGCGCTCGATCCAGCGAAGTGCGCCTTCAACACGACCAACTACGGGCTGTACGGAACCAACGCGACGACACACGTCACGGCATATCTCGTTCCGAAGGAGGAACTCGGTCTGTCGTCGCAGGACATGCTGGGCCTCATGAATGGCGGAACGTTCACGTTCTCGGTCGCCACCAGCATCTACAGCTTCACGCTCACACCAGAAGAGCGGAAGACGACGATCCGCATCGGCTCCGATGATATGGTTGCGACGGCGTCGCTGAGCGCTGACAAGAATGGAAGCGTGTTCGCACGCATCGTCATTTCGCCTCCGACTGACGCCATCGACGCCGAGTCCGAAGCCCGCATCCGCCGCGTTCGCGCGCTTCTCGACACGGCTGGCCGCGCGTCATACTCGCAGGCTGGCAACGATCCGAGCAAGGTCGAGCTGCGCGGTGGCGCCAAATAGAAAACGAGAGCATCATGTCCACGTTCGCTGTATCCGTCATCGTCTACATCAACGGCGTGAAGTTCTCGCCGATGAACGTCGCCATCAGCGCGTCAGACGGGTCGCATCTGTCGTTCTCCGTCGATGTGCCGGCGGTGCCCGAATGGGACGCGCTGCCAGAGCGGTCGCACTGTGCCGTCTTCTTCGCCGATCCGGTATCGAACGCATGGCGGTTCATGTGCGAGGGTGAGTACATCGGCTACAACAAGATGAAGTCGGCACAGGGAGCCCGGCGTCGCTCGCTGCTGTTCCGTGGTCTCCACGCCATGTGGGACACCGTGCAGTTGATGTCGGTGACTGGGCTCGGCGTCGACGGGACACTGAAGCAGATCGTGGCCAACTCGCAGTCGCTGGTCACCGGCACCGACGCCCCGAGCACGTCGAAACTCCAAACGAGCCTTGCGGCATTCCTCGCGACCGAGAAGAACACCAAGTCGCCGATGTCGATCATGCTGATGTCGCTCATCGACGCGATGGTGAAGCAGTCGCCCGTCGACACCTTCTACCACTCTGCACGAGCAGTCGCGAACAAGACCTTCGCGTTCGCTGACGTTCAGATCACGCAGCGGCTGAACGTTGAGCTGCTGAACATGATGATGACTGGTATCGGCCGTGAGCAGTCGCAGGGCAAGACGCTCTCTCGCATCATCGGGGAGCTTGAGAACGTCGCCCTCTACCACCACGTTCCGCTGCTCGCGCCGCCCATGGTCAACCTGACGGGAGCGAAGGCAGCTGACAACAACGCCGTCGTCGGTTCGGGTTATCGCATCCCTGAGATGCTGTTCATCCCCCACCTGTACGGCGCCATTCCTCCTGCCTGCAACGTGATCTTCACTGATCAGATCGTGGACATCAGCGCGACGCGCAACTTCCTGGCTGAGCCGACGCGCGTCATTGCGCAGATCGAGACCGGCGCCGTCGCTGGAAACGTCCAAGTCCCGGCCTTCGTCGTCGTGAACAGCGTCGAACGTGCGATCGTGACGAACTCGATCATCAAGCAGTCGAGCATCTCGTTCAGGAACGATCACAGTGCGCCCGGCATGCGCGCTGGCATCTGTGCTACCCATGACCTCCTGACGACCGAGGAATACCATCGCGGTGTCATCCCGCATTTCGTGTCGCTGCCGATGGAGAACTTCGGCCCGGCGGTCAGCACCGATCCGCTGAAGCTGCCGCCGGATCAGACACGCACGGGCGCCACGATCAAAGAGCGCGACTACATCGAGTACGTCCAGGCCGCTGCGCGCACGCACTTCGAGGCCGTTCGTGCAGGCGCCCGGTCAGCCAACGTGACGTGCACGTTCCTTCCGTATGTGGCCGTCGGCTTCCCGTGCCTGATCGAAGACAAGACTGGGCCGTTCTGGGGGATCATCAGCGCGGTCACGCACATCATCAGCGCGACTGGTGCGCCTTCGACCTCGTTGCAGATCAGCCATGTCCGCGAAGCCTATGCAGTGGACGAACGGCTTCGCAACGTGCCGCTCGCGTCGTGGATCTGCGACAAGTTCTATCCCGACCGCATCGAGAAGAACGCGTACAACGTCGTCTTCGGCACCAACGTGTCCAAGGTGTCGAATGTGAACTCGTCGTCCGGTGGTGCAGCTGCTGGTGGGCACTCGGCTATGCTGCCGACTGACCTCATCATGAAGTCATTGCAGAACATCACCGAGAGCGCGTCGAACAAGAGCGAGTACGCGACGAAACAGATCAACCTGGACGAGCTGGCTCGACTGGTGATGAACGTTCCGTCGTACACCAAAGACTTCAGCATGGCTTCGCAGCCAGTGGGCAGCACCATCGCGGCCAACATCCACAGCTCGCCGGACCCCGGCCGCGCTGCACTCGAATACCAGTACCGCCCAGGCGTCTCGCTCAGCCAGTACGCTGAGTTCCATGCACTGCCCGGCGTGCAGAAGACGAAGGCCGGTGACGCAGGAGATCCCGACTTCGCGTTCGGCCGTGCCGAGCCCGACGACCTCGACAGCTCGGGAACTGGTGCACACAAGCTCTTCGCTGCGCCGCAGCGCATGGTGCTGATGAAGTCGGCCTCTGGTGCCAATGCGTACGGGCCGTACGAGCTGGCTTCTGCTGATTTCTCCTATGTTCTCAGCAAGGGCACTAGCTTCCTCTCGCCTATCCGCCAGAATGCGGCACGGATGATCAAGGCAGCAATCAACGCCGGCATCACGGAGGGCTGATCGTGGATTCTTTCAGTACCCCAGGTGCCGAGTCGCCTGCTGCCCGTGACCAGCGCATGTTCAAGGAGTGGAAGAACGCCGTCGGCTACAAGAAGGAGCAGGCGCTCGAAGCACTCATGCAGAGCCTCATGGGTCCGATCATGACGGCAGTGAACATGTACACGAGCGGCAGCCCCGTCGCTCGTCCGATTCTGGAGACGCAGGGCAAGATCTACGCTGTCGAAGCACTCCAGGAATACGACCCGAGCCGCAGCACCAACCTCAGCACCTACGTGCTGACGGCGGTGAAGAACAAGCTCTACCGCTACAACGGGATGCACCAGAACGTCGCGCGCATCCCCGAGGCCAAGATTCAGCAGATCGCTCCGTACCGAGCCGCTGTCAGCGACCTGACGCAGAAGATGGGCCGCGACCCATCGTCTGCTGAGATCGCGGACCACCTCGGCGTTCCGCTGAAGCACGTGACCAAGCTGGAGAAGATGATGCGGCGCGACCTGCTTCAGTCAGGCCCTGGTGGCTTCGACGAGCTGTCGCAGTTCGAGCACGACGAGAACTACGAGCGCGCGATGCTGGCCTACTACAGCCTCACGCCCGACGAGCAGCAGGTGTTCGACTACAGCCTCGGCGCGCACGGAAAGCAGAAGCTGTCGAACAACGAGATTGCCTCGAAGCTGAAGATGAGCGCAGGACGCGTGTCTCAGCTGCGCACGTCGATCGCCGACAAGCTCAACATGCACATGAGCAGGGTCTGATATGGCCAGCCCGCTCCTGAAGGACACGACGTCTCAGATCAAGGAGACGGTCAACGACGAGCTGAGCACCGACGAATACGGTGCAGTAGGCGACAGCCCAGCCGAGAAGCTGTCGAATGCGATGTCCGACGCAGTCGGCGTGACGACCGAGATCGTCGGGACCCTCAGCAGCATCCAGAGCGGTCGTGATCTTCTGAACATCGGCTACGGCTTCCTGCCGCCGGGGCTCGGGACTGTTCCGTGCTTCGTCGACTTGGCGCTCGGCGCCACCGCGTACTTCGCGCTGCCGGAGAACTCAGCAGACAACGACATGCTGAAGAAGATGCGCGACGCAATGATGAAGCCGTTCAAGGACGCCTTCAGCCTGCTCGGCGACATCATTCTGCCCGGTGAAGGACCAGATCTGCTGGACCAGCTCGACAGCTTCTTCTCGGAGATGAAGGATTCGCTGATGAATCCGTTCATGCTCTTCCTGAAGACGCAGGGGCAGATGCTGAGCCAGACGATGAACGCGATGGCCAGCCAGCTGGACGCTGGGCAGTCAGGCTCGTTCTTCAACGACTTCAAGAACAACGTCCTCCAGTCGCTCCAGAAGCTGTTCCTCGGCCCAGACGCCGAGGGCAACCTGCTCGGCATCTTCATCTACGCATTCGAGTACGGCATCCCTGCAATCGACTCGGAACTGTATGCCCTACGCCGCCTGAAGAAGCTCTCGATCGACATAGCTGAGTCTGCGAGCAAGGCGCCGATCAAAATCGACGTCACGCTTCCGAACGCTGCGACGGTGCTCGATCTCTGTGAAGCCGAAGAAGCGCTGCGCATCGCCTATGAGAAGATCACGAAGAATGACGTACTCGATCGCTCAATGCTCGGGTACGCGTCTGACAAGATCTGTGAGGCCCAGAAGATCATCTACGACGGCGACATGGACATCGGCAAGACGGCGCTCGGCCATCTGTCGAACTTCACCGGCATTCAGTCACTCTCGTACAAAGCAGGTGACGTCGGCATGACGCACATGCTGCCGGCTGCTACGTACAAGATGAAGATCGACGCGATCATGCGTCTGGCGCAGCAGGTGAAGAACCAAGACGACCAGATCGTGATGCTCTACAGCAACATCGTCTCGGCCGTCGACAACATCAAGGCGATGACGAACGTCCACATCGGGAAGCTGCTCGGGCCGCTGATCCTAATGGTGAAGAACGCTGTGAGCGGCGTTCGTCGCGATCTCGAACTGACTGGCTCTGGCGCCACGAGCCTGCCTGAGTTCACGTACAACGAGCCTGTGTTCGACGACGCAGGCAATCAGATCGGAACGAACAGCGTCAAGACCACGGACGTCACGAAGTACAAAGACTTCATGGCGAACTACATCACGGACAAGTACGGCGAGCTGCCGGAAGCCGAGATGCGCAAGCGTGTCGACGCTGAGGTGCAGAAATACTACCAGAAGGCCGACGACCGTTTCGACGTCTGGTCGTACATGTCGAGCCAAGCAGCCGCGTACATGTGGCTCACGATCCTGTGCCGCGTGATGCAGCTGCTGCCTGGGACGTTCAACTTCATCGACCGCATCCTCGCTGGCCAGGGAGCCGTGATGCGCGTCATCATGGCCGTCGTCGAGCGGTTCGATGCCGGCCAGTGCGCAGGCACGACTGATCCAAAGCGCGGCGGTCAGCGGATCATCGCACAGGTCAATGACCTGATGCGTGCATCGCAGAACCGCATCGCAGGGCTTCCTGGTGCCCAACAGGAGATCGCCATCGCGATCAAGGAGCTGCGTCTCGCCATCAGCGACCGCCAGAAGTTCCTCGTGTGCATGAAGCAGCACATGTTCTTTGGGCTCGAACAGCTGATGGCTGTCTTCTCGGCGATCTCCAATGCAGTCGCGCTTTATCAGAACCTGAAGCAGATCCTCAACACCTTCGCCAACCTGAAGGACGCGGTGATGAACCTGCGTCTGTCTGACCTACTCGGCGACAGCTCGGCGATCGGCCTCATCATCAAGGGTATCAAGTGCCTCGTCGCCAACTGTGACAGCCCGGTGCTCAACACCCTTTCGGTGGAGGTGCTGGAGCGCATTGAGCCAGACGCCTCCACCCAGGAGTCTAAGAGCACCAACATGAAGTCGTTCGATGGCGCACCCCGTGTGGCCGCCAAGATCGAGGACAATCAGCGCATTGCCAAGATCATCAAGCTGATCGGCATGATCAACGACATCATGAACATGAACTTCAACGACCTGTGCACCGACGATGAGAAGGCCAAGAAGCAGTCGATGAAGGAAAACCTGACGGAAGCAAACACGCCAGTCAATGCTTCGTCCCAGCAGTTCTACCAGTACGACGCCCGCCAGAATCAGGCGAAAGCCTTCAGTAGCACGGTTTCTAAGAGCCCGTAGGATTCTGCGGTGCAACCGAAACGGCTCGATCCCTACCGCCTGATTCACCTGGAATACGCGCTCAAGGTCGCGACCCAGGCCCTGCCGACGATCCCCAGGCGCGACTCGCTCGTCAACCCGGCGATGAAGGCCGGCACGGTAAAAGCCGTGCAGGGCCTCTTCCCGATTGAGGGCTCGAACGTCAAGGTCGAGGCGGCCAACGTCCGCATCGACGACAGCAAGTTCGACCCCGATGGCCTGAACGCGTGGCAGGACGCCCGACAGGGGCGGCAGACCCTCGGCGGCCGGATCGTGGCTGACCTGACCCTGTCACGTGACGGCAAGGTCGTGCAGACGCTGAAGAGCTTCAACCTCGGTTCGCTGCCGCTGATGGGTGCGCTCGGCACGATGATGGTTGGTGGCAACGACTACTTCACGCCGATGCAGCTGCGCCTGAAGCCCGGCGCGTACACCCGGCAGAAGACCAACGGCGAGTTCGAGACCTTCATCCTGATGAAGGGCGGCCAGCTCAAGGTGTTCATGGACCCTGAGACCGGCATCTTCAAGATCGGCGTCTGGGACTCGACGGTCAGCTGGTATGCGATCGTTCGTGCGCTCGGTGCGACAGACGACCAGATCGTCGACACATGGGGTGGTGACAAGAAAGCGCGCGAACTGCTGGCTGTAAACCAGACGAAGGCCCGTGAAGCTGACGTCGAGAAGTTCTTCAAGTCAGTCGTGTCGCACAAGCAGAACAAGGAACTGATTCGCGCCGGCATCGTCGAGAAGGATACCGAGTTCGACAACGTCGACGCCGCTGGTCAGGTAGCGGCGATCAAGACGTGGCTGTCGAGCAAGGAACTCGATCCGTACGTCACCAAGCGCACGCTCGGCCACGAACTCTCGCACGCTGGCCTCGATGTCCTGCTGCTCGCTTCGAAGCGCATCCTCGGTGTGCAGCGCGGTGCTGAAGAGCCTGACGACCGTGACAACGTCGAGTTCAAGACGCTGCACCATGTCGACGACATGATCCCTGCGCGCATCACCAAGATGACGCGCATGCTCCAGCGCCGGGTGCAGAACCGTCTGCTGAAGCCGACGGCTACGCTCGCCCAGGCGTTCGGAACTGGCTGGCTCAATGGCGCGACCGTCGGCTTCTATGGTGGTCGTGCCGGCATCGAAGGCGGCCTCGCCAACACCGCCGAAGCAGCCAACCCGCTCGCCATCCTCTCTGAGAACAGCAAGGTCACGCTGAAGGGCGAGGGCGGCATCAAGGACGACACGGCCATCACCAACGAGGCCCGCCTCTTCCGCCCTGGCAGCGCCGGCTTCATCGACAGCGTGCACACGCCTGAAGGCAGCGAGATCGGCGTAACCACGCACCTCGCTGTGAACGCGATCAAGGACGGCGACAAGATGAAGTCGCTGTTCTACAAGGTCGAGAACGGCAAGATCGGCAAGCTCACGTGGCTCGACACCACCGAGGCCAACAGCCACATCGTCGGCTATCCCGAGTACTGGAACGTCGGCAAGGGCGAGGACGGGAAGCCGAAAGCTGCCAAGGTGCGTGCCAACGTCGACGGTGAGATCACGGTCGTCCCAGCCTCCGAGGTCGAGTACGTCATCCCGTCCGGGCGTGCGATGTTCGACCACGCCAGCAACTCGTCGCTGTTCTTCGATCACACGCACGCCAACCGTGGCATGATGAGCGGCAAGCACATCACGCAGGCGCTGCCCCTGATCAATCGCGAGCTGCCGCTGGTGAATATGACCGATGGCTTCGGCACGGCCATGGGTGAGGTCATCGGCGACTACTTCGTCATCCGCTCGAAGGTCGCTGGCAAGGTCGAGAAGGTCACCAAGAAAGAGATCGTCGTCGCCGGTGTGAAGCACGAGCTGTTCGACAACTACCCGATGCAGGCCAAGGTCGCGATCGACCATGTGCCAGTCGTCAAGGTTGGCGACGTCGTGAAGAAGGGGCAGCTGCTCGCTGACAGCAACTACAGCCGCGAGGGCAAGCTGGCACTCGGCGTCAACGTGCGCAGCGCCTACATGCCGTGGAAGAACGCGCTGAACTTCGAGGACGCCATCGCTATCAGCGAGAGCGCTGCGAAGAAGTTCACGTCGCTGCACGTGCACCGCGAGTCGATCGACCTTGAGCCCGACATCAAGGTCGACAAGAAGCTCGCCTACGCGCAGTTCCCAACCAAGTTCACGAAGGACAGCTTCGCCAAGCTCGACGACAAGGGAATCATCAAGAACGGTTCGAGCGTCGTGCCCGGCGACGTCCTCGTCGCTGCGGTGCAGAAGACCGAGGTCGACTCGCAGGATCGCACGGCGAAGAACCTCGGCAACATCCACAAGGCACTGCTGCGGCCCTACAAGGACCGCATGGTGGTGTGGACTGAGGACTTCCCTGGTGTCGTGAAGCGCGTCCTGGTGCGCGACGACCACATCGAAGTGCATCTCCAGACCGAAGAGCCGGCACGTGTCGGCGACAAGCTGTCGATGAGCAGCGCGGCCAAGGGCACGATCTCGGCAGTGATTCCCGATCACGAGATGCCGCAGACGGCTGACAAGAAGCACATCGAGGTCATCCTCAATCCGCACGGCATCGTCAACCGCATGAACCCCAGCCAGACCATCGAGTCAGCGGCTGGCAAGCTCGTCCGCGACGGCAAGGGCTCCTACTCGTTCGCGAACTTCGATGGTCGCGACCACGCCAAGGAGATCTCCGACGCGCTGGACAAGAAGGGCCTCAGCCATTCTGAGAAGCTGTTCGACCCGCAGACTGGCAAGTGGATCGAGCGCCCCGTCGCCGTCGGCTACAACTACATGTTCAAGCTGGACCATCCGGTGCGGAAGAAGTTCTCTGCACGCGAGCGTGACAGCTACACCATGGACGAGACGCCGACGCGTGGCGCTGGCAAGGGCGGCCAGAGCTTCGACCACCTGACCACCTACGCGCTTCTCGGCCATGACGCCCACGCGATCCTCAGTGAGTCTGCTGGTATTCGTGGCACGAAGAACGACGAGTTCTGGCACGCCTATCAGGCTGGCGAGCAGCCGCCGCCTCCGAAGGTGCCGTTCGCCTTCGAGAAGTTCCGCACGTTCCTCAACGCTGCCGGCGTCGACACGCAGAAGAAGGGCAACACCCTCCACTACATGCCGATGACCGAGAAGCGCGTCCGTGCGCTGTCCAACGGCAAGGTCGAGAACGCGTCGATCATCCGCTCCAAGGATCTCGCTGAAGAGGCCGGTGGCCTCTACGACGTCGAGACCACGGGTGGCCTGAAGGGTGAGAAGTGGGCGCACATCGAGCTGGATGAGCGCGTCCCGCATCCGCTCTACGAGAAGACCCTGCGCGACATCACCGGGCTGAAGCAGGCCGAGTTCTACGGTCTGATCATGCACTCACGCTGGTATGACCCGAAGACCGGCAAGATCGTCGACGAACCCGGTGAGGGGCGCGTCACCGGCGAGGCTGCCTTCAAGCACGTGCTCGACTTCAACGTCGACAGCAAGATCCGCGATCTTCGCCAGAAGCTGCGCACTGCTGTTGGCTCTGACGCCAACAAGTACAACCGCGCCGTTCGCTACCTGCGCGGCCTGAAGACGTCGGATCTCGATCCGTTCGAAGCCTACATGACCAAGACGGTGCCGGTGATCCCGCCGAAGTTCCGTCCGATCATCGAGATGTCTGGTGGAGCACTGCGCGTGGCAGACAGCAACCTGCTGTACCGCGATTTGCTGCTCACCACGAAGTCGCTTGCCGACGCGAAGTCCGCTGGCCTGCCGAAGAGCATGCAGACCGAAGCGCGCAAGCACGCCTACGAGGCGTTCGGCGCACTCATCGGCGTGAACAACCCGCTCACCCATCGCGACGACCGCGAGGACGCCAGCGGGTTCATCGACATCATCAAGGGCAAGCGCAACAAGGAGGGCCTCTTCCAGCGCCTCGTCGTCGCACACCGCAACGACTACAGCGGCCGGTCGACCATCGAACCCGACAGCAACCTCGGCGTCGATGAGATCTCGATCCCGGAGGACATGGCCTGGAAGATCTACAAGCCCAGCATCGTTCGCCGCATGTCGCAGGGCGGTTGGCAGCCGGCCGAAGCTGCGGAACAGGTCGAGAAGCGCACGCTGGCCGCCCGGCAGGCACTCGACGCCGAGATGAAGGAGCGCCCAGTCCTCTACAACCGCGCGCCCACCCTGCACCGCTGGGGCATCGCTGCGGCCATGCCGCGCATCAGCGAGGGCAAGGAAGTGAAGATCAGCCCGCTGGTGTGCGGGCCGTTCAACGCCGACTACGACGGCGACACGATGTCGATCTTCACGCCGATCACTGACGCAGCGAAGAACGAGTCCTTCAAGCTGCTGCCGTCGAAGAATCTGATCTATGACCGGAACAAGGGCCTCGCCTACGGCGTGAGCAAGGACATCATCAGCGGCATCTTCGCGCTGACATCTCCGGGGTCGCCGAGTGGCAAGAGCTACAAGACGGCGGCCGATGCGATCGACGCCTACCGCAACAACAAAGACAGCCTCCAGATGGGGAGCCTCGTGAAGATCGAGGGCAACCCGAATCCGATCGCTGTCGGTTGGCTGATGTTCGAAGAGATTGTCCCGAAGCGGTTCCTCGCTGGCATCAGCGCGCCGATCACCGGCAAGAAGCTCGACAAGCTGCTGGAGCGCATCGCCACTGACTCGCCGGCTGACTACAACCTCATCAGCCGCCGCATCTCACAGGCCGGCTTCGAGTTCGCAGCGGCAGCCGGCGGCATTACCTCGTCGATCAAGGAGCTGGTCGTGGACCGCTCCAAGATCAACCGACTGCTGACTCAGCTCGACAATGAGGTGCGCAAGGGTTCGACGATCGAAGAGCGCCGCAAGATCTTCTCGTCGAAGCAGAAGGCCGTGAGCGACCAGCTGACGGACATCATGAAGAAGCACCTCGAAGAGACCAACGAGGGCTACCACAGCTTCGTCGTCAGCGAGTCGAACAAGAAGATCGACCAGATGAAGCAGGTGCTGGCGACCCCGCTCGCTGTGACCGATGTGAATGACAAGCTCGTGCCGAATGTCATCACGTCGAGCTACGCTGGTGGCATGTCGCCCAGCGACTACGTCATGGTCACCCCTGGTGCGCGAAAGGGCCTCGTGGCCCGTTCCCGTTCCACTGCGCTGCCCGGCTTCCTTGCCAAGGAAGTCGCTGGCAACGTCGGTGACATCCGCGTGATGGAGAAGGACTGCGGAACGAAGGTCGGCATCGACGAGCCGCTGAACGAAGCTGATGTGGATCTGCTCGATCGGCATCTGCTCAACGACGTCGCTGGCTTCAAGCGCAACGATCCGATCACGCCGCACGTCCTGTCGGTTCTTCGCGACAAGGGCCTGAAGGACGTGATGGTTCGCAGCCCCATGACTTGCAAGTCGCTTCATGTTCCGTGCCAGATGTGCGCTGGCCGTGACGCGCAGGGCAAGCTGCACCCGATCGGCTCGAACATCGGCTACAACTACGGCCAGTCGGTCAGCGAGCGTTCGACGCAGCTGATCATGAAGGCGTTCCACAGCGGTGGTACGATCGGATCTGGCGACAGTCTGACTGACGGCTTCGCACGTCTGAAGGATCTGCTCAGCACGCCTGAGCAGCTGAAGGACCAGGGCGTGCTCGCACAGGTCGCTGGCACGGTCAGCGACAAGCGCATCGCGCCGCAGGGCGGCTATTATGTCACCGTGCGCCCGACGAGTGGCCCGACTGTCGAGCACTACGTGCCGGCCAACCGCAACATGAAGGTGAACGTCGGTGACCGCGTGACCAAGGGCCAGCCGATCACCGACGGCAACTACCGTCCGCAGGAGATCGCAGCTCTCCAGGGCGGCCTCGCTGCTCAGCGCTACGTCGTCAATGACATCCGCAAGAGCTACGAGGCCGCTGGTGCTACCGTGCGCAAGCCGGTGATCGAGGTGCTCGCCGCTGGTCTGATGCGCACGGTCGAGATCACCGACGATGGCGGAGAGCCGAGCATTTCGGTCGGTGACGTCATGCACGAGAACGAGTTCAACGCGCTGCACGCGAAGAACAGCAAGATCGAAGCGAAGCCGGTGCTGCTTGGCCTGAGCCACAAGCCGCTCGAATCGAAGGATCTGCTCGCGCGCCTGAACTTCCAGCGTCTCGACGACAGCATCCGTGATGTGTCTTCGAGTGCTGGCAGCAGCGATCTGACTGGCAGCGCGTCGCCGATCGCTGGTCTGGCATACGGAGCCACGTTCCGTCCGGCGCCGCTGTTCGACAGCGCATTCCACAAGACGGCAGAAGCCGAGACTGGAGCCTAACGTGCCGTTCAAGTCCAAGGCCCAGCAGCGCTTCATGTACGCCAACAAGAAGAAGCTGAAGAAGCAGGGCGTCGATGTCGACGAGTGGTCCGCAGAGACTGATTACAAGAACCTCCCGGAGAAGAAAGCCATGTTCCCGTCGATCGACCTGCCAGACCTCACCAAGGTCGCGTGGGATCTGAATCCGCGCGTTCGTGCTGCTGCTGACATCGCTGGCCTCGGCATCCTCGCTGAGCCAACGATTCACAAGTGGGTCAGCGGCGAGGACGCGGTCAGCGAGCGCGAGAAGGATCTGAGCGAAGTCGGTGGCCTTGGACTGCTGGCTGCGATCGAAGCTCCGCATCTGTTCGGCCACCACGAAGCAGCGCCAGCTGCACCGAAGGTTGCTGAGTTCTGGGCCTGTGAACTTGCCTCCTTGACGGCTGGCTGATCACGCTACAGTCACGCTCATGTCCGCGACGATCCGCCGCTATCGCAATCGCAATACCACGGCCAACACCGGGGTTCAGCGATAGCGTATCGAGGCGGTGACCTCAACGCATCCTTGAGAACCCCGGTCGCAGGACCGGGGTTTCTCTTTTCTTTACATCTAACGCGGGTGTAGACCGATATGGAGGCGGGGCAGACTGTAAATCTGTCGTACTTCGTACCAAGTAGGTTCGATTCCTTCCACCCGCACCATGCATTCCGAGATAGCTCAGTTGGTAGAGCAAGATGCTGTTAACATCAAGGTCCCAGGTTCGAGTCCTGGTCTCGGAGCCACGCTACAGGTAAAGAAAAGCAACCGGCGGCCCACGTGGGCCGCCGGATTTTGCTCAAGGCAGCTTGTAGAACGTAGTCAGCTCAAACGGATGAGCGCTCATGAACAAAACACTGGAGTAGAACGGGCGCGTTACGAAGCGCTTTACGACCGGAGACAGGAATAGTGGTTCGACCTCTATCGAGATGAACAGGAACCCGTATTCATCGCCGTCCTCTACTGCACTGCACGTGATCTTTCGCGGCACACGAACCTCGGTGTATTTCGCGAGATTGTGTTCGGAGCCATCATAGTCTAGCTGTCGGACCCTGATGACTTTGCCCGCTAGTGCTGAGAGCACCCTTGCAGTTTTACGAACTGCCGCGTCAGCTCGGTCGTTAGTCGACGCGTCCAGCACACTCAGTGCCTGTTCAGCTTCCTGCTGGGTGCTATACGTGACGCCGTCTACACTTTTATTTATCCGGCCACCAGTGACGTACCAGCCTGCCGCTGGTAGTTTGAAGTCATTCTCGTCTCCATCTTTGTAGAGTATGACCTTGTAATCTGGGTACGTCATGTTTGACGACAGTTCGTTCTCGATCTGGGTTCGGTTCATGGGAGAACCCTCCCAGCTGCATCACGATCATATTCCAGCGACAACGTGCCGGCCATGCGGTCGTACGTTGCGTGGAACTGGCCGCCGGTTTTGTTGATGCCGCTGATCGTTGTCACTTTCTCTTGAGGCCACCAACCCGTCACTTCACTGCCGGGGAAGCTGGTATCGAGGATCTTTTGGATCTCGATGCGTTCAGCCTCTTGTTCCGGCGGCAGCACGACCGTGACGGTCAGCGCGCCGACAGCGGGTTGCTGCGGTTTGTTGTTCGAACAGAAGGCGATGACTCCTGCGGCGATGCCGCAAGAGATGACGATCGCCAGGATCGCGAGCTGTCTCATGGGTTCCTCTCAACGCGTTGTGGTATGGATGTTGGGACAAGACGTTTCGTCGCATAACTGGTGATCACGGGGACGTTCGTATTTACCTTCAGGTTCTTCGTGAAGATCTGGAGTTGGACAGGGACATTGTGCCCAGTCGTGTATTCCATCCAGTCGTTCAAGACGTGAATGACGTCAGTACGCTCGGTCGTCAGCCGACGCATATCGCTGTAGCGCTTCTCCCAGCTTCCATTGTCTCCACGGTACGTGAAGCCGAAGCGGGATAGCGGAAGGTCACGCATCTGCATGTGCGGCGCCTTGGAGCCACGTGTACGCAGGATGACGTGAACGACGAAGTTGATGGTGAGAACTGACACGATGAGACGGGCCGCTGAGCGGCCAGTTCGTATCAGCACTTCGTAGGCCGATGCTTTCTGTATCATGTGGCCTCCTAGATTGGTGGTGGTGAAGCACTGAACACGGAAACGTCGGCACGTTCGACGATGATCATGGTCTTCTCGTTCACCAGTTCGACGCGGCCTTCGTGGATCTGCATCGTGGTCTGCACGACAACGTGCGGAACTTTACGCCACTCCCCGCTGAGCAGGAAGGCAGCGAGGCTTGCACGGCCGACCTCGTCCATGGCGAACACGCGAGCTTCATAGCCTTGTGGTGGGCGACCACGACGACCAATGGTGAATCGGACAGCGACGAGTTCCGGCTGCGCGCCATAGTCCATCAGCTGACGGTCGTATGGCTTGGTTCCGAGGACGATGTCGCGGGAGAGGGCACGAACTCTCATACAGCCTCGTCCATCGCGCAGACGCGGTTATGAATCGTTTGGTTCATGGTTTTTCCTTGTACTACTCTTATCTCATAATCTGGATCCACCATTTAGCCGCTCCAGGTAACGAAAAGCTGCCGGGCGCCGCGCACGGCGCCCGAGCTTTTCATTCGATCTTCAGGATCTCGACGGGCTTCGCGTCCGTGAACGCAGCCATAGCTTCAGCCGCGATGCTCGCGCACCCGGCTTTCACGAAGGCGATGTCACGGTATACACGCTCGCCGCCGAACAGGCTCCCGAAGAGAACATCGAACTTGGTCATCGCAGGGACGATGTCGAACGCGTGACCACAGTCGAACCCGATCCACCACTGCCTGACAGCTTCGGAAGCGTCAAGCTCTGCGGGTTTCATCGTCGACCAGTCGCTGAACGTGAGTCCCCCATGCGCGCTGACGGTCAGATCGTTGTAGTGCTTCTCGTACCAGGGGTGACCAGGAGGAATGCCGACGTAGCCACAGAGGACTCCGAGCGGGTTCCTGATGATCATGCACGGGAAGCCGTTGCACACGAAGTCGAGTTTGTCTGGTTCGTTGTCCCACGGGCCAGATGCCCACTGGTCGCGATCCTCGAACTCGTTTCGCAGCCGCTCAACCTGCACCTCCTTGACAGGCGCAGAGACTTCAGATGCGAGAATGATGTCGTTCATCAGTGCTCCTGTTCGTTTGTGGTGCAGGTTGATCACGCTTGAGAGAAGTTACGGCGCCCCCGTTTCAGGGGGCGCAGCGCAAGCGGAGAATGGTTTGTACATCCTCTATCGTGCGACCCAGATGGTCGCGGCGCTGCTTATCACGCAGCTGTTGTAACTGTTCGTACCAGTTGTGGCTCCCTTGCAGTTGGTGCCGTTGCGTCGGCCTGGACGGCTTCAGCTTCGACAACAGTTCGATCACGGCGCTGACGAAGTCGTCGCGATCGTTGGGAACAGACGTCGGCTCGGCCTTGGACGGTTTCGGCTGAGCGCACAGTCGCGCGGATTCTTCCGCGCGCCGTTGGGCCTTGTAGTATTCGACGTGCCTCTTGTCCGGGAAGGACCCGAGGATCGCCGGCGGGTGGCGGGACCGCTTTTGAGTGAGGTTGCGGGATGTCTGGGGATGATCAAGTGTCGTCGACACGTTGATCCTCTCTGCGGTAGTGAACGGCTGGAACCGTCCGGGTTCATTCGACAACTAGCTGTGCACAGCGTTTACATTCAACTCCAGCCTTCTACCAGTTACAGGATGACGCGCACGTTGCCCACGTATGTCTCCTTGTGAAAAGGTCGTCTGCTGCTCCGTCAAGCAACAGACGACGATCGGAACCGCACGACAGAAGACGGATTGCATCGGCCTAAGGAGTTGCGTCCTTCAGCTTCTGCTCCTGCTGTGCGGCGGTCTGCCCAAGCGAGGCCACGCCCATTGCGAGGATCCCGAGAATGCCAGTTGCGACCGTGATGATCTCACCGGCAATCGCGAAGGGATTCTCATCGTTGTTTGTGGGGCTGACTCGGGTCGTTGAGGCGTCCATGACGGACTCCTATATGGTGGATTCGTCCACCTCGTCTGCGGCTGGATGCCGCGAGAGTCGACCCTAGAGCAGCTTGCCGTCGATGTCGGCGTCGATCTTGTCGAGCTTCCGCTGAAGCACGACAAAGCTGGCGATGACCAGCACGAAGACGACGACGCCACCGACGAGAGGTCCAAACTTGTCCATCGGGTTCCTTAGAGGATGCGGCGAGGGAACCCCGCCGTGTTGTTCTTGTTGAGCAGATGCCAGTCGATGACGAGCTTGTCCCACTGGCTTTCCTGGACGCCGGTGCCGTACGCGATCAGCTGATACGCGCGGCCCTTCGGCCCGGTCTTCACGATGTGCTTCATCTCGACGCCGATGATCGCGCCAGTGGCGCTGAACATCACCCGGCCACAGGTGTAGCTGCGCTTGCCGTTGACCATGACCGTGAGGCGGTCTTCGTCCAGACGAACGGGTTTGCCGATGACGCCGGCTGCGAGCACATCCACCAAACAGTAGTCGGCAGGGAGGATGAACTCGTTATTTTCATCGAGCGCGATCTTCGCGCTCTCCAGGACGTGGTTGAAGTTGGACTTCGCCTTGGCACGGCGGTCAGCGACAGCCTTGCGCGCGGCATCGGCTTTGTGTTCAGCGAAGCGCTTCTCGGCCACGTCGCGGAGCGGATCGTGGTGCCTTGGCTTCTTGTTGGTCGGGGTGATGGCCGTTGCCATGCGGGCTCCTGGGTTGGTACGGTGAGTAAAAACGAAAACACCCACGGCGATGGGCCATGGGTGTCGAGGAAAAGGCGCCGAGAAAAACGCTGTCGGTGTCTTGCGATGAGTGAAGGAACCGAGTAGCTCGCTACGACGCGCGTGGTGGGGAGGCCAGGATTCGAACCTGGAAGGAACCGTCATGCTCGCCACACCCGAAGGCGGGAAAGATGCGGACGGAGTGCCCAGCCGTTGGGCGGCCTCCCCAAGCCTGCGTCAGTTGGTCTGACGCGTGAGATGTAGTGGCGGTGCAGGTTGGATTCGAACCAACGACCACGTTCTTAACAAGAAGTAACCGCCGTGCTCGCCACACCGTTAGGCGGGATCATTGCTGACGGGTATTTACGTGCTCTAACCACTGAGCTACTGCACCATCCAAGGGCCGGGAAAGTTTCGGGCAGTGTGTTTCGTTCCAAGAAGTAACTGCGTCGATCGCCACGGCCTGTTTGAAAAGAACGACAAGGGAAAAATGCCTACGGTGTGTTTCGTTTGCAATGAAGTAACCGACGGGCTCGCCACTTGTCTTTGGGGACGCCGAAAGGATTCGAACCTTTGACCCATAGTTTGGTTTGAAGTAACCGGGTCTCTCGGCACGGCTTGCGCCGGCATAAATGAGTCGGGCTTTTCGGACTATTGCTCTACCAGCTGAGCTACGGCGTCCATGAACTCCTGCTTACTCTATACAGGGACGGCGTCGCAAGACACCGTCAGCATCAGATCAGAGGGCGACCGGCTCCAGCCGGCGCTTGAGATCGGGAGCAGCGGGAGCCGCTTCCATCTCGATGCTGCGGATCTGCTCCGTCAGCATCATGATCTGATCGAGGGGACAGCCACCGGCCTTCGCGGCGCGCAGATGGCTCTTCGCCATCTCCAGCCGCTGTTCCTTGGTGGGCTTGTAGGCATTCTCGTTGTCGTCCATGAGAGCCTCCTTTGAGGTGTTGGTGGTTGGGAGAAAGGGCCGGGATAGTTCCATGACGGGGTAACTTGCCAGAGAAGTAACCGTCGAGGTCGCCACGGCCTGTGGTTGCGGAGACTGGATTTGAACCAGTGAACTCTGCCTTATGAGGGCAGCGAGATAGCCAGACTTCTCCACTCCGCAGTGAAAAGCTGTGGGAAAATCGCGGGCCGTTTGTTTTTGGCAGCCCCGAGTGGCGAACCACACCGGGCTAGAAGGAACGGCTTCGCTCGCCACACAGCGAGGATTCAGAAAATCAGGAACGAGTTGTCAACCAATCCACGACAAAACTGTTCGCTGGCGTCATGCGCGTGAGCGTATGACGCCAGCGAAACTGTCAACAACAAATATGCACTACTACAGTTCGGTGGCTTCGATCGCCTGGAGGACCAGCTCAGGGTCCTCTTCGGCGTTGTTGATCTGATCGAAGACCTTGTCTGACCACCCCGAGATCGCCACGATGTCGAGGTACTGGCTCTGCGTGAACTGGCTCGTGCCAGCCGCGTTCAGGTTCCAGTTGTAGATGGTCGGCTTCACCTTGCAGCAGGTGCGCGCCCAATCAGAGGCGTGCGACTGCGGCGTCTCGAAGCCCATCCACCCCATCATGTCGGACAGGATCAGCACGCGTTCAGCGCTGATCTTGTGCTGCTTGAGCGTCTGGAAGATGGCGTGGAAGTTGGTGCCTCCGCCGCCGCACTTCTTCATGATCTCGTTGCGGATCTCCCACGTACCCGGCCGGGTCGACACGTTGATGATCTTTGCGTCGGTCGCGAACATCACGAACGTGCAGCGCTCCTTCAGGGCCTTGATCAGCACGGCGCTGAACAGAGCGCCGATCTTCACCGGGTCACCGGACATCGACCCGCTGACGTCGAGCACCACAACGGTGTCGCCGACGAGATCGGGAACGTTGTTCAGGGACAGTTCGAGGGCATCACGCAGCGCATCCAGCACGAAGCCCTTCGCCCCACCCTTCTCTTCCACGGCCTCGATCGCCTTGGCGTACTGGAAGGGGAGGATCAGGCTCTTCTTCACGGCTGCCTCGTCGGTCAGCTGGCTGACCAGTGCGGCCATTGCCTTCTTGTCGTCGCCGAGGCTCTCGACGATGTTGTTCACGTTGCGGAGCAGGGCGAAGATGCCCAGCTTGCCGTCCATGAGCAGGCGCTTCCACTCGTCGGACTTCTTCTCGGCATCCGGGCCGGCAGCCGAGATGGCTGACTCCCAGGTGTCCGCGCTCTCCAGCTTGCCCTTCACGAGCTTGCCGACGCCGACGCTGCCCTTGGGGTGCGTCAGGTTGACGAGGTCGATCAGCTTCACGGCGCGCTTGCCGCCGCTGTACTTGGCGAGCTGGTACTCGCTGAAGCGGGACAGCGCCTTGCCGAAGCCGCGCTTCATGGCGCCAGGGATGACACCCTTCTTCGTGTCGGTGAGCGCCCAGAGCGCGCCGACGATCTCACCGGCGTCATCGACTCGGTGCACGATCTTGTCGTAGAACTTGGTGGCCCACGGCTGGCCACTGGCGTGGCGGGCGAGCAGCGCCGACATGGCGTGCGTGACCGAACGCAGGCCGTGCTCCTTGCGGACATAGAGCGCGGTCTTGGCCGCGAACAGCGGATCGACCTTGGTGAGCAGGTCCTTGAGCCGGTTGATCTGCTCGGTGTCGCTCTCCAGGCCCTTGCCTGCCATCATCGAACTGGTGAGCAGGTTCACCAACTCCGTCTTCGGGGTGATGCTGTAGGCCCTGCCACCGGCCTTGTTGATGGTGTCGGCGATCGGGGTCTTCGCCTTCTTGGCAGCAGCGTTGAATCGGGACATGGGATCGGTTTCGCTTTCTTGGTTGCCACGCAGTGCGTGTGCGGGTTAGTTGAGGGACGGTTCGATGTTCGGTCGGTTCATGCCGTAGAACTCCTTGATGTTGGCGAGGATGTCCTCGCGCATCAGGGTCCGATTGCATTCCTCGAACATCAAGGAGGTGAAGGCATGGATGAGGACATGGCAAGCGACGCGATCATCGTTCGTCACTTCGCGCTTAGCCTTGACGGCCTTCTCGAACGAACGTCCGATGAGGAAGGCGAGCAGGTACTTGATGCGGTCGTCGTCCAACTTCTGGAGCCGTCCGCACTGGATCAGCTTCCAGCCGCTGCGCACCGTGCTGACGATAGCATCAGCGAGCATCTCGTGCGTCGGAGACGCTGACGCGTAGTACGCGTTCAGCTTGTTCTCGACGTCGCGACCGGCTTCGTACGTCAGTGATTCGAGTTGAAACGGCGGGGCTGGGATCATGTTGCTACGCTCCGTGGAAAGTAGATGTGCACGTGACGAGCCCCCGCTGCACCAACGTGGTGCAGCGGGGTTATCACATCAGGCTGCCTTCGCCGAGGCAGCGCGCAGAGCGAGCTGGTGCTTGCGCTCCGAGCGGATGAACCAGATCCAGCAGCCGACGAAGGCCGAGAGGATCACCGTGAAGACGACGGCGCCGGTGACCAGTTCGGCAGTGGTCGGCTTGCGAACCACCTGGATCTGGAGAACGTCGACGTCGCTGTTGGCGAGCGACGAGATGAACGAGCCGGCGTCGGCAGCGGATTCGAGGGACATGATAGCCTCCGAACGGGGTTGTCTTGGAGTTTGTTCCAAGAATGTTTTTCCGTGTACAATCCTTATACCAGAAACGCTATCTTCTTTTTAGTTCAGAACGTTGCACCGATTCGGATGTAGGGACCCCAGAAGGCATCCATGCGCGTCGCTGATGGGCTACCTGAAATGCCCTGGTTCACATTCTGCGACCCGCCATCGTGGTTGCCGTCGCCGCTGTCGAAGGCAGATGCCGTGCCGAACCCGAGAGCACGAACACCGATGCCCCACATGCCGTATGTTGAGAAGCGCCGCTCGTAGCCGAGATCAGCGGCGAACTCGTAGCCTCTGAAGTGCGAGTCCGGGAATGCGTACCCCCAGTCGCTCTCGAACTGTGCCTTGGCTTGCGATCCAGCTTTCCAGGCACACTGGCCCATAGCAGCCTTCAGGTCGAGCGTCAGATCACCGCCAGCGACCTCGGTGCTCAGTCGGGTGTACAGGCCGAGCATCACCGTCATCGAGCTGTAGTCCTTGTCGTAGTACATATCCAGCGTTCGGCCATCGTCCTGTTCGAATCTGATGACATTCGGAACGTCGTGCTTGCGCATGACGAAGTAGCCGCCGAAGGACTCGGCACCGAGCGTCACGAGAGCAGACTGGTAGGTGCTCTCGGCTTCGTCGTGTCGGCGATTGCCAGCCTCGTCACGCATGTTCGTCGACACGTTGAATGTCCCGTATTCGACTTCCGTCGTGAGACGCCACGTCTCGTTGAATCGGCAGTCGAGACCCAGGACAGCCTGCACGTATTTGCTGTCACCTGCTCCGGCGACCGAAGCGAATGGCTTCACGCCGACGCTGCTCGGCTGCCTGTAGCTGATGCGGTGGATCAACCCAGGCTCGATCTCCTGTTCAGCAGACACGATGGTGCCGTGCTGGGACGTGCCGCCCGCCGTCGTCCACGACTGGGACAGCCAGGACGCGTAGGTGGCGTCGTACGTGTAGGTTGTTTCAGCTGAGGATAGGGCAGCGATGCAGAGCATCGCGGGAACGAGGAATCTCATGACACTCTCCGTGTAAAAGGTATGTGTTGTTGAACGCCCCACGGCACCAGAGTGGTGCCGTGGGGTGACGTTCAGGATTCGAATGCAGACACGGCCAGCGCTGCGAGCGCGATGGCACCGTCTTTCGACTTCGCACCGGCGATGAACCTGCCGTTGTGGCAGAACACCGCATCGTTCACGCCCGTGATCGCAGCGAGCTGCTGGTCACGCAGCCCCGCCCACGCAGCCGGGAGCGGTGCACGCCCTTCAAAGCTGCCCTTGGTCTTCGCGACCTGCTGTACCATCCACGTTCCGCGTTGGTCCGGGAAGATGCAGTAGAGCAGCGACGGCGACTCCATCACGATGTCGCTCATCGCAGCTTCGAACTGATCGAGGATCAGAACCTTGGCGTCCAGGGCTTCACGCATCGCGTCTCGCACACGCGTCTCGCTGACGACGCGAGCGATGGTGTGCTCGATCTCGCGCCGCAGGATACCAGCTGCGAACTCGACGGCGTCGCAGAACGCCGCGTCGTACTCGACAGGTGACGCCACACCGAACGCAGGCGGGTTCAGGTGGTGGATCATCAGCGACACGCTGTACTGCGGAATGCGCACATCGGGCGAGTTCCGCAGCGTCTGGTAACCGAAGACGGCGCCGTTGTCAGTGGCATCGACCGTGGTGACGAGTCCTTCGTCGATCGCGGCTGCCACAGCGATGGCCTGCGACGTGGTGAGCGTCGTCGTGTTCGGAATCGCCGCGATGACGGTATCGACGCCGCGCTTCTTCCACAGCAACCCGAAGCTGCTGTACGGAACGCCGTTCTTCCGGCATCCTGCGCCGCCCTTCTGGTGGTGGTCGAAGACATCGAGATCCGGCTTGTTCTCGCCGCCGACGTCGACGACCGTCTTCCCGTGGATGATGGCGTCCTTGATCGTCGACGGATCACGCGTCCTGTGAACGTTCAAGGTGCGCAGGCTGATCAACGTCATGGCGCACGCCATGACTTCATCGGCGTGGAAGCTGCCGTCGTGCGTGATGACATCGGCATCGCGATGGTTCGAGACAATAGTGATGCGGCTCATGGTATGTTCCTTTCGGGAACGTATGTGGTGTGAGTAAGCGCGGCTTCAGCCGCCGGGAGTCCACGCTTCGCGCGGGAACGCCTGCGTTGTGTTTGGCACTCGCGTGCTTCATCAACGTCTGCTGTGACTTAGATCTGACGCTCCAGACAAAAGAGAAGGCGCGTGACCCTGGCCACTGACGCCAGAGGCGTCAGTGGCTCAAGGTCGCCTTCTCGAAAGTTGTTAGGCCGCCTTCTGCTCGGCGGGCTTCTCGGCGGGCTTCGCGGCGGTCGGCTCGGCCGCCTTCTGGGCCAGCCGCTTGGCCTTGTAGCTCTGCATCACCTTCATGATGCAGTAGACGAGGCCGGCGGTCACCACGACGGCGACCAGGGCGATGGCCACGTTCTTCTTGGTGAAGATCGTGGCGGCCTTGTCATCGGTCGCGGTGGTGCTGAGGGCGGAGCCGGCGTCGGCGGCGGTTTCGAGGGACATGGGAACCTCCAGGGTGATGGATGTTGCTGGTGAGATGCACCACCCAGCGACGTTGCTGGAATGATGTTTTCTCGTGTATTAGACTTATGCCTGAAAACAGGGGTACTTTTTAGCGTTTCTGGCTTCCAGTCAGGCGGTCGATCCACAGGCACATATTGCCGATCAGGAGCGGGGTGCTGGCGCCGTACCCGGCGTCAACGATCGCCTTCCGGTCAGCCTGATCCTTCAACTGACGGGCAATCGTCTTGCCCCAGAACAGCTGACTGAACTTCACGGTCATCTTCTCCCATGCCCACAGGCGTAGGTTGATCCGGCCGAGGTAGATCAGTGAGCAGCAGGCGATGTGGAAGAGGACGAGCGCTACCACGATGCGGAACGCCGTCTGCACGACCGGGATGTGCGACGCAAGGCTGTCGACGGCATAGCCGGCGCCGACGACGACTGCCGTGAAGAACACGGCAGCCGTGGCGATGCCGAACTTGATGAAGGTGAAGACGTTCATGGCAGGCTCCAGGGATTGTTTTTCGTTCATCATTCTTATCTCCCAGCAGGCCCCTTTATTTTAGCTGGAGCGTGACCCATAAACGCTGTCAAGCTGCCTACTTACCTTGTGGCTATCCCCGATTGGATTGGGGTTGGCTGGGCGTAGGCTAGTGCCCATGGCGTGCATCTTGTGCCCTGGTGAGTCGGCCAGCAGCTCTTCCCGGTCGGGAAAGGGCGCTTCGGCGTCTCGTGCCCACACCTTCCGTGTGAGCGTATCCAGCGCGACGCAGGAAGCAGAGTACCGGCAGAAGTACAGCGACTACCGCGTGCAGCGTCAGGTGATGAGCGCGAACTCAGTCATCTTGATCTTCACGCGCACCTGAGAAAACGAGAGCATGGGACACCACGACGACGTCTCCGATCGGGTAACGAGTCAAACTCCGTTCGCTGCACTGCGATCGACGTTCTCCACACGTAGTCGGCAACAGCGTGGAAGCGCTGCGCGCAGCTACAACTGGATCGGTCGCATCTCGCATGTGTGGCGCGAAGCCGACAAAAGTGGACGCATGGCGTTCCTTTTCGATGTCGAACCACTGAATGGCGGTCCTGCGGCATACGACAACCCGACCATCTCGCGTGCCAAGGGCGCGAAGGCTATGGTCGTCAGCCATGTGCGTCTCGCACAGCCGTACTGCGGCAACATCTTCAACCGCAACACGACGGCGACGGGCATCATCGTCGTACCTGAGGCTGGTTCACTCGTCCTCGTCAGCGAGGATCCACACGGGTGGATCATCACGGGCTTCCTGACCGGACCCAGCTTCCCGTTCGGCAGCCTGCCGGCACTCGGCGAGTCGACGCAGAACCCAGGCATCGAAGAGATCTCGAACACGCTGTACGCGCCAGCCTTCATCTCTCGCCTCTATGATCTGTCGGAGGGCGACATCGCGATCGGTCGCGACAAGATGCGGGTTCGTTTCAGCAAGGAAGGACTCTTCCTCGGAGCAAGCGAACTCAGCTGTGATCTGTTTCGCGCTGACGGGCGGAAGAAGTTCTCGCGGTTCATCGACGTCGAAGAGCGCGGACCCGGATACCTTGGCTACAAGAAGACGTTCTTCGGATTCGGCAAGATCCCCGGCTTCACACTCGACAACTCGCTGCTGCACACCGAGATCGTCGACACCAACACGGACCCAGCGAACCTGCGCCCCTACGTGGTTCGCCAAGTCGGCCACATCAGCTCTGACAACCTGAACAGCGGACGCTACGCCGGTGAGATCGAACCGTCACCACTGACGACGATGATTGAGCAGCAGGCGAAGATCCATTCGGTGATCCGTGAGACCGTTGTACAGCCAATCGCACCGCCGACCGGCACGGTAGCGGACAGCATTGAGCTGAACAGCGCCAGCGGCGTCGTCTATGACTTCCAGGTGCGCGCTGACGGCAGCTTCCACATCCGCAGCGGCAAGGCTGCTCCAGTCCCGACGCCGGGCGTCTCGAAGTACGGCATCCCGACTGACAACACGCTCGATCTCCAGTTCGATGCGCTGACGAAGATTCTGAAGCTGCGTCTCGGTGTGTCTGGTGCACCGCTCGTCAACGTCATCGCGGACGGCAACGTCGGCACGCTGACGGTCCTCGCCACTACTGCTATCTCGCTCCAGGCACCGATCGTGAACCTGCCGATCGCGACGCAGTTCGTCGCTGCTGCGGCACTCTCGTTCCATGCGCCGTCGATCTCGATGATCGCTGACGGCAACTTCAGCATCGCGGCTGGCTCGCTCGCCATAAATGGCGGCAGCTCCGGCAGTTGGGTCGGCGGAACCATCGCGGTTCCCGGTGACGTGACGGCCGGTGCCATCTCGCTGCTGATGCACACGCACAACTACGTCCTGCCGGCTGTCCCGGCAGCGACGCCGCCCAATCCGGGCATCTCGACGCCGCCGCTCCCGTGACGATAGCTATCGCCAAGTCGCCACAGTGCGTTAGCTTGTACCACATCAGGCCAACCGTAGGATTCTCGCCATGCCGCCCCTCTTCATGCAGCCGCAGACGATCAACCCGGCCGACTACCTCCCCGAACAGGAGGTCGTCAAGCTGGCTGGCACGCGCCTGACGTCGCCGCCTGCCTACTGGGACGACGAGATCACGCAGGTGCTGCTGCGCGAGCACCCCTACATCCCGCTCGACCGTGCCATCGTCAACTTCACCCAGCGGGATGATGCCGCCGGCTGCGCGATGGGCTTCGTCTCCATCGTCGGCGCACCGCGCCTGAGCATCCCGGTCATCATCAAGAACTGGGAGCTGGCCCCGCTCGACATCCTCATCAACCGGCAGGACAACCCCGCCGATGACGCGGCTGATCAGCAGGGCGCTGGCGACATGACCGACGACACCGTCGTGCCGCTCAACGAGGACAGCTTCACCTCGGCTCTCGACGCTGGCAGCATGGGCGACCCGGTGCCGAAGCACATCAACCTGAACACCGGCTACAGCGAGGACGGCTCCAGCCTGCGTCTCCCGTTCCGTGGCCGCACGGTCCTGGCCTCCTACCTGGGTGCCAGCGAGAAGCAGAAGGAGAAGGCAGCGTCCATCCTCAGCAAGAACGCCGGCATCGTGGCTGGCTTCGCGCAGAACGAGACGGGCGCCGTGCTCGACAGCTGGTTCGCGGCACCGGAGCCGAAGAACAGCGTGCAGGCCAAGATGGCATCGGCCGGCATCGAGCGCTCGCACGCCGTGCTGCTCGCGCTGCCCGAGGATCTGGAGCAGATGAAGTCGGCTGAGATCCTGGCCGCTGACATCTTCGTGGCCGACGAGAGCGCCAAGACCGCCGTGGCCTTCGACGCCATCAACCTCGCCAAGCCGACCGAGAAGGTGGCGCGCTGGTTCATCTTCGACGACAGCTCCTTCGCCCGTGCGCCGGAGGCCGTCACCGGCTTCCGCAAGGATGAGGCAGCAGAGGCCAAGGTCGCGGGAGCCGTGCTGGAGAAGACGGCCACCAACAGCCTGCGCGTCGGCCAGCACTTCGTCTTCCACACCGACGGCATCTTCACTGCGCCGGCCAAGCTGGCGTCGATGGTCGTGAACGATGCGACCCGCAGCGTCGAGCTGCGCATGCAGAGCGATCTCGGCACGCCGTTCACCGTCTACATCGACAACCGTGCCAAGGTCGCGATGCACGACAGCGAGTCGAATGCGTGGGTGTTCCCGTCCAACACCCAGGTGCTCGCGCTGGGCGAGTACCAGGAGCTGCCGGCGCTGTCAGCCGAGAAGGTCGCCAGCGTGCTCGCCAGCAAGCTGCCGGACCAGCTGATCTGCCACGGCGACCAGTGGACGCTCAACCTGCGTGGCGAGCCCCTCAGCACCCAGGTCAGCGAGGCCAAGATCGCCACGCTGCTCGACAGCCACCTCGACAACGCCACCGAGCTGATGGCCGCTGCGCGCCGTGACGGCAGCGTCCGCTTCGCGTCGACGCTGCCTGCGCAGCTCGAACAGCTGGCCACCAAGGTGGCGGCGCACCAGGACGCCCCCAAGTTCGCAGCCGAAGCGCTCGTCGAGATCCGCCTCGATCTGGAGAAGGGCCTCAAACTCGCTGCGACGCTTGGCGACCCCGAGAGCGTCGACGCCATCCTCGGCGCCAGCTTCCTGACCGAAGACAACCTCGCCGAGTTCGTCGGCCTCGCCGACCAGTTCAACGAGACCGTGAGCAAGCTCGCGCGTCTCCTGCTGGCCATCCGCATGGGCTTCCCCGGCGACGAGACCGCAACGACTGTCGCGATGAAGGCGCTGGCCCGCGTGGCTGAGCGTCTCCAGAGCGCCTCGGCGGAGGTCACGGCGTAGGAGGGCGCGAGTGGTCCCGCACCGGAAGATCCTCCGAGCCATCGCACTCGCGGCCCACGCTTCGCTCACTCCTGAGTCGGTGCGGGACACGCTGTGCGGTCGTTTCCGTGTTCGTTTTCCTCGTGATCCCATCGCGTTCGTCCGAGACGAACTGATCGCGTACCTCAGCCCCGAAGTCGAGGCGCTGATGACGACGAAGGATCCGAGCAAGCTCGACTACGGTCCCGAGCTGATGGCCGCAGCAGAACTGGAGCTGAGCAACCTGCTCTCTGTGACGCCGACCGGACTGACCGTCGTCGTTCCAGAGTTCCTCGTCAAGCTGCGCAAGCACGACACGCTGCGCGTCTGCATCGAGACGATGATCCTCTGCGCGATCCCGTTCTCCACGATCGTCGATGACATCCGCACGATGTATCAGCTGACGATCACGGAAGACGACATCGCGCAGTTCGCTGATCTGTTCATGGATCGGGACTTCGCAGAAGGCGACTCGTGGATCGAGTACACGCAGTGCATCGGACAGGACGAGACGCAGTTCAAGTTCCGCCTGATGAACGCGCCGAAAGACTATGCGCGTTGGAAGCTCGGCGCTCGCGTGCAGCTCGACAGCGATCAGGTTCTCGACCGTCTTATGAGCGACAGCTACTACGCGTCGCAGCAGATGAAGATCGAGATCCCCAATCCGTCGCGCGATGAACTGGCACGCATCAAGCTGGAGCGTGAGACCATCTTCAAGGCAATGGACCGCCGCCTGAAGATCAAGGAAGTGAAGGCAGCCAGTGGCGAGAAGGGCAGCGAGACCGCTGCTGCACTGATCGGCAAGATCATCCTGAAGTACGGCGACGAACCTGACATGCCGCTGATGGGTGACCTGAAGAACGACGAGAAACCGTCGTGAGCGTCGTCGATCCATTCCGCTTTGCGCAGGAGGTTCTCTGCCTGCGCGGAGAGCCGCTGGATCTCGACTCATACCCCTATCTGCGCCGCGTGTTCAACACCTCGTGCCCCGAGGTTGGCCTGTTCACCGGCCGTCAGATTGCGAAGTCGACGACGCTCGCTGCAAAGCAAGTCGTCTACGGCATCAAGAATCCGAACAGCAGCCAGATCTACGTCTCGCCGCTGCAAGATCAGGCCGAGGTGTTCTCGACGCAGCGCCTCAAGGACTTCCTCGTCGAGAGCCCGATCGTCAAGCAGGGCTTCTTCTCCGGTCAGGGGATGATCGACCAAGTCTTCCGCAAGCAGATGACAAACGGTGCGCTGATCTCGTGCGGCTACGCACAGCGCACGGCAGACCGCCTGCGTGGTCGTTCGGCCGGCAACATCTACTTCGACGAGATTCAGGACATCCAGCCTGACGTCATTCCGATCATCAAGGAGTTGGCGTTCCGCGTTCTCAACCCAAGCTACTGGTACTGCGGCACTCCGAAGAGCCTCGGCAACCACATGGAGGCGTACCGTGCTCGCAGCACGGGCGCCGAGTGGGCCGTTCGTTGCGAGCACACGGGCTGCAAGAAGTGGAACCTTAGCTGGACTGAGAAGAACATCGGCAACACCGGCGTCATCTGCGAACACTGCGGGAAACCGCTGAATACTGACAAGGGCCAGTGGGTTGCTGCACGGCAGATGGACCACGAAAAGGGCCGCGAGTCAATGGTGACGATGGAGTCCTACCGGATTCCGCAGCTCATCGTTCGACCGATCATGAGCAACCCGAACAAGTGGCGCGAGCTGCTTGTGAAGCTGCGCGACTACAGCACCGCGCAGTTCTACAACGAGGTTCTCGGTCTCCCGTACGACAGCGGTTCACAGCCGGTGACGCTCGCGCAGCTGTGCGCATGCTGCGTCTCAGACCGGAAGAACGAACTCCCGAACCCGAACGATCCGCGCCTACCTCCGCTCGTCATGGGCGTCGACTGGGCCTTCATCGGCGAGAACAGCTACACGTTCATCATCATCGGCGGTTGGAATCCGTTCCCTTCTAAGTTCGAGGTCTACTACTGGAAGATCTTCAAGGGCAGCGAGTCCGATTCGGTGTTCCAAGAGAACGAGATCGCGCGCATCGCCGAGAAGTGCCGTGTTCAACTGCTGGCATGCGACTGGGGCGCTGGCCACGTCCAGAACCTCCATCTCATCAACAAGTTGGGCGAACATCGCGTCGCCCAGATGTGGCACACCGGCATGGGTCAGGGGACCGCTCGCAAGGCGCAGCGTGCAAAGTGGGAACCGCGCACGCGCAAGTGGCATCTCGCGCGCACCAACGTGCTGACTGACACCTTCGAGACCGTTCGCCGGAAGCAGATCACGTTCCCGCGTCAGGAAGAGTGCGACGTTCTCTTCGATCACATGCTCGCTGTGTCGATGGAGTTCAACGAGAAGACGAACTCAGCATCGTACGTGCACATCAACCCCGATGACGGATGTCATGCGCTCACCTACGCGATGCTCGGAGGTGAGCTTCTGATCCGTGGCGACTTCGGCGGCCACACTGGGCAGGCCGACATCTCGGCATCTAGCATCGAGACTGAAATCACAGATGCTATGACGTCAGATGGCTGGGACACCCCGCACAGCTTCTACCGATGACGACTTTCCTTGCGCTCTGGCCGTGCGAAACCAGATGACGCGCCCCGGCTTCTGACTATAAATCATGCCAGACCACGATCCTGGCACTAGGACACCCACCATGAGTTCGATCAAGATGCGCGTCTCCCAGCTCGCCGACGAAGTGAAGGCTGCTGGTCTCGCCGGCCGCTCTATGCAGGAGGCACTGGAGAAGGTGGCTGTCCGTGAAGACCTCGGCGCTGAAGAGATCGGCCGAGTCGCTGAGATCGCCAACCGCGAAGTGCAGCTCGCGCTCCACAAGACCGCTGCTGACAAGCGCTTCAAGTTCGACGTCGCCGACGCCAAAGTCGCTGTCGCGAAGATCCGCAAGCATGCAGGAGCCGTCGCTGTCGGTGCTGGCCCTGGCTACGGCATGAACCGTGGCGGCGACACCTTCGACAAGGTCGCCAGCGAGATCGACGCTGCCGGCGGCGACCCCTTCGCAGCGCCGTACCGCGAGCCCAAGGCGTTCAGCCTCTACGACCATGCCATCAGCGAAGAGCAGGCCGACAAGCTGGCCGCGTCGAACGCAGATGTCGAGGATCGCACCACGCTGTTCGAACTCGACAAGGCGCGTCTCGAACTGGAGATCCTCGATCGCCAGAACAACCACGAGATGGCGAAGGTCGCTGCCACGGCTACCGAGTACGAGAAGCAGGCTGTTCAGTCGACCATCGAGCTGATCGAAGCCGGTCTGACGCTGCCTGACCTCTATGACGCTATGGTGGCAACCTGCACCGAAGAGAGCACCAAGCCTGAGGAAGCGCAGGCGAAGGCTGACCAGCTGTTCGGCCTCGTCATCAGCGGCCTCAAGGCGCGCGGTGTCACCGTCTCGAAGATGGGCTTCCGCGACTACCATGATCCCGCTGCGCTCGAAGCGCTCGACACCGATGCGCTGCTGGAGTGGGCGAAGGAGCAGAGCGGCTACACCCCGTGCAACGCTGACACCATCTCGCTGTGCGACACCAAGACGGCCAGCGCCGCCGAGTACAGCGAAGCCTACGTCGGAGACGGCAAGGACTTCACCTCGGCGCACCTGCACGACAAGCCGGGCTCGCCCGAGGACATCCTCAGCAGCCGCGACTCGCTGAAGGATCCGAAGAACCATGCCAGCCGGCTCAGCAATGCCGCGAACAAGACGCTTCCCGTGCGCGTCGTCAACGGCAACAACTCACTGGTCATCGCAGTGCGCGGTCTGGTCGGCGATCAGCGCCGCATGACCCGCCTGCATGCCGCCAAGGAGTACATGGGGCTGAAGCTGAAGGAGATCGCTGACGCGATGAACCAGCTTGCTGGCGTTCGTGAGGCGAGGAAGTAATGCCAGCTGGCCCCTACAACCGAGCCACGGCCTCCGGCTTCGGGGACCGCTTCGGCAAGTTCATCACCCACCCAGCAGTGCAAGGCACTGCTGCCATCGCTCCGGCTGTGCTCGCTGTCGCGCCTGCGCTGCTCGGCTCGATGCAGGCTCCCCCGCCGCCGCCCATGCCGCCTCCGCGCCCGGCTCCGCAGCCTCAGCAGCGTCGTGACGGCGAGGACGACCAGGGCAACGGTCCCCGGCCGCCGCACCAGCAGATGACGCGCATGGCTGCACTGTCCAAGGTCGCGAATCCGCTGGCAGCTCTCAGCCTTGGTGCACGCGCTATGAACGCGATCGGCACTGCGAGTCAGGTGGCGAACGTCGTCGGGACCGGCGCGCAGGTCGCCAGCATGATGAAGAAGCCGAAGCCGCCGCCGAGCACCGCTGGCCCTGGCGGCTCTGAGAACGGCTCAGGTGGCAACAAGCTGAGCAGCGTGCAGGCCCCGACGATGCCTGCGGCACCCAAGCCGACGGCACGGCCCAAGCGGAAACCGGATCTCCCGGCTCCTGGTGCGAGCAACGCGTTCACGGCCAAGGCTGCCCCGCCGAAGTCGCCCGGCATGTCGGGCCTCGCCAAGGCTGCCAGCTTCGGTGGCGTTCTGAAGGCGAAGGCGCATGATTTCGGCGTCGGCGCTGGGAACGAACTGGCCGCTGGCCTCAACACCTTCCTCACCCCGACCACTGCTCGCGATCCGCGCACGATGCACGCCGTCGACGACTCCACCCCGCTTCGCTAGGTGAACCATATGTTCGGCACCAACGTCGAGACCGCCCAGAAGTTTGCTTCTATCGAAGCCGACCTGATCAGCGCACGCGCTGCTGGCACCGCTCACCTCCACGCCGAGGTGTACAAGAAGTTCGCGGCCCTGATCGAGGATCAGGACGACTTCGAGGCCATCTCTGCTGGCGTTCTCGAAGAGCTGGACGCGCAGTCGAAGACCGCATCAGACATGACGGCCTTCCAGCGCGCCGGGCTCGGTCTCGGGCTCGTCTCTGCTGCTGCCGCTCCGATCATGCTCGGCGTCAAGTCGCTGATGAGCCAGAACGCCTACAGCGTCGGTCTCCAGCATCTGAAGGCACTGCACCCCGAGTATTTCCAGCACGATCCGATGCGCGCTGAGGCCATCTACAAGGCCGTGTTCAGCGTCGCGCCGAGCATCGCTGGCAACACGGTGCTGATGGGTGATCTGATGCGCCAGATGATGAGCATGCCGATGCTCGATCTCGGCACGATCTCGAAGCTCGTCGACATGGCTAAGAACAAGGGCGATGGCAGCCCGTTTGCCGCACAGATGGGCGAGTCGGTGCTCGGCGCTGGCAAGGACATCAGCAAGATGCTGATTGCCAATGGCAAGCCCAGCGGCGACGAGAAGACCAGCGGGCTGAAGGCACAGTACAAGTTCGCCGGCAAGTCCTGCGTGCTCGACTGGGCCACCGCAATCAAGAAGGCCGGGCTGACCGACGCCTTCACTGGCTCCGGCTCAGTGATGCAGCAGTCGAATCAGGCCACGCAGATGAATGATCAGCAGCAGAGCGGCAGCTTCATGCCGCTCGACTCGATCGTCGTCGAGCTGCTCCAGAAGGAGCAGGAGCTGGCGCAGCGCGAGCAGGTGCTCGCGCAGCAGGAGCAGCAGCTTCAGGAGGCCATGAAAGAGATGCAGGGCGCGGGCGACGCGTACCAGCAGAACACCGGCGTCGACCCGAACACGGGCGACGTCATCCCCGAAGGAGGCGAAGGTGACGCAGGACCCGAAGGCATGCCCGGCGAGGAAGGAGCCATGGACGGATCGGCTGGACAGGAAGATCCGACCAGCGGTGGCGAAGAGCCCGATGCTGGTGCAGGCCCTGTTGACGATCCCAGTGCTGGCGATCCTGCTGCTGATCCTGCTGCCAGTGCTGATCCTGCTGCCAGTGGTGAAGCTGCTGGAGAAGACTCTGTGTATGCTGCTGAACCTGACGCTGGCGCTGGTGCTCCCGCTGCCGATGCCGGTGCGGAGGGTGCTGGTGACGCTGAAGCTCCGGTGGCTGCTGGAGACGACAGCGGAAGCGGCGATGAATCGGAAGCCCCTGTAGCTGAGGGCGAGGGCGAGAAGCCCGAGTCAGAGGACAAGGGCGATGGCGAGAAGCCCGAGTCAGAGGACAAGGGCGAGCAGGGCGAGCCAGCTGAAGGCAGCGATGCCGACAAGGGCGAGGACAAGGCCGAGGGCGAGAGCAGCGGCGAGGACGCGGCGCCCCCGCAGTTCCAGGCCAACAACGACGGCTCGGGCGGCGGTGAGATGAGTGTGCCGACCGAGATGCCGGCGGATGATGACGGTGCTGCACCGGCCGCCGATGGCGAAGCCCCGGCTGCTGAGGGCGAAGCTCCGGCTGCTGAAGGCGAGGGCGAAGCTGCTGCCGGTGGTGATGCTGCTGCCGAAGGTGAGCCGCCCGTCGGCGAAGGCGAAGGTGCTGAGGCCGCTGGCGAGAGCGAGCCCAAGGCCGAGGGCGGCGACGAGCCGCCTGCCGAGGACACGGCTGTTCCCGGCAACGAGAGCGGCGAGCACGACATGTCGGCCATCAACGAGGGCGAGGCCGCTGGTCCGAACACGGCCGAGAGCGTGGACGGCACGCCCGAAGACGAGGCCCACGACGCGGCCAACAAGATCGAAGGCGAGGGCACGCCCGAGGACAACATCGCGGATCAGGAACTGGCGTCCGTCCTGAACGCTGGCGGCCACGAGGCGACGCAGCCTGAGGCTGCACCAGCTCCTGCGCCCGAAGCGCCGGCCATGGCTTCGTCTGGCCCGACGGCTGGCGGCCATGAGATCGTGCTGCCGCTGCGCATCTCGATCAAGGTCGGCGAGCGCGCCAAGGCATACAGCGCGTATGAGTCAGCCATGAAGAACCTGTTCACCCCCGGTCGCGGATAAGGCACAGCCATGATCATCACCGTCGTAACCACGCTGACCAACGGCATCTACAAGTCCTCGATCGTGACCGAAGCGTCCTCGATTGAGGTTGCGCTGATGACCGCCTACGGAGAGCCGCGCATCGACACGCTCGGCACCATCCCCTACACCAAGGCTGACCTCACCGTCAGCTCGTTCACCCTCAGCGGCGGGCCAGCTCTGGCCTATATCCGCAGCGGCATGCCGATCGAGTTCTCGCTCGACTCGAATGTCGACAGCGAGGCCGTGAACAAGGTGAAGGGCTGGAGCGTCGAGATGAAGAACCGCATCACGACCGAGATCACTGCGCTCAAGACCAAGCCGCTGCTCAACCAGCCCGACGTCATTCACTACGAGGCGTGAGTCATGGAGTTCTGGGCTACCGAGCATGCGAAGATCGCCAGCGCCGTCACGGACCAGCTCGCTATGCGCGCTCGGCTCGACGCCGCTGACGATAATGCACGGGCTGGCCTCGTTCACGGTGTCAATGATCTCGGCGAACGCGAAGAGCGACGGCACTCCCTTGGAACGGCTACTGGTCTTCTGATCGGAACGCCGCTTGGTGCTCTCGCTGGCGGAGTGCTCGGTGACTCTGCTGGTGCTGCACTGGGAGGTGGCTTTGCCGGAATGCTGGGCGGCGCTGCGATCGGCAACGGTCTCTCGCGGATCGGTGATGGTCGTCGATTCGATGACGGCCTGAGCGGAATCATGAGCCGCATCCCACAAGCTGACGATGCGTTCGCTCGGCACCCGCTGGCGACCCGCTTCGGAACAGACCCGAACGGCAACCGCGAAAAGTGGGACGCTGCTCTCGTGTCTGGGCCTCTCGACAAGCAGAAGGTTCAGCCGATCCCGATGTCCATCTACCACTCCACGCCACATGTCCTCGGCGACCCGTTCGTCGACTACATCGCTGGACGGCGCCCGAACCTCCCCGAGGACCACGAGGTTCTCAACACGGACGGACACGAAGGTAAGACCACGATGCTGGCCTACCATGCGCGCGAGAACGTATGAGCATCGAGAAGCGCATCCACGCCAACTTCAAGGTCGCGTCCTCGATCGACCAGCGTTCGAAGTTCGCCAGCTTCGAGCCCGAAGCCTACGTCCCGCCTGAGATCCAGGACTTCATCAACACCGTTCGTCCTGATCCGCGCTACTGCTACATGCACACCATCGCGATGAGCGATGGACCGACGTATGGCAGCAACCTCAACGGCGACATCTTCCGCGCCGACGAGCTGCTGGGCATGCAGGAGCCAGACGAAGTCGAGAAGAACGTCGACCAGCTGCGCGGGCTGAGCGTGCCGCGCTACAAGACCTTCGAGACCGCGAAGTTCTTCCACCACCACGCCAACAGCGACTACGACCCCTGGTTCGGTGACGTTCCGCTCGCAGCGTGGAACATCCCGATGCGGCGCGTCGAGCTGATCATTCGCATCCACCGCGATCGTGATCCGCGTTCGGCCAGCATCATCGACGATGGCGGCATCATCCCCGTGTCGATGGGCTGCCGCATCCACCACGAGCGGTGCATCTACTGTGGCCACGAGAACGAGTTCACGTCGCAGCGGTGCTCGCACCTTCGTGATCTGATGAACGAGATCATGCCGGACGGCCGGCTGATCGCTGCGGACAACTTCAAGCCGCGCTTCTTCGACATCAGCAAGGTGACGATCCCGGCTGACCCGATCGCTCTGTCGCAGGGCAAGGTCGCGTCGCGCGGATTCGTCAGCATGTCGCTCTCGAAGAACACGGCCTACGACATCCTCGACCGGACCAAGACGGCAGCATGGCGCATCAAGTGGTCCGAGATCGACAAGGAAGTCGGTGGCACGACGGTCAACGATCTGCGGCCCGAGAACCGGCCGGCGATGCAGGCTGATACCGAGCCTGAACCGTTCAGCTCCGACGAGCTGAAGCAGATGATCGAGCAGTGCGGCGGCGACATCAACGAAGTCATCTCGACGCTGGCTGCATCTGGCGTCGTTCTGTCGCCTGCCGAACTGTCGCAGCTGACCATTCATGCCACCGAACACGGCGATGAAGACGCTCTCCAGAAGGATGCTGAACTGGTTGCGCCGGTTCGCGTGTCGCTGGACAACTTCTCCAACGCCCTGTACCATGCCCACCTGACAAAGATCAGCGCGCGGTCAGGCTTCGTCACTTCATCCCCGCTCTCGGGCTGGGAACCACAGAAGATGGCGAGCCAAGGAGCACCCGAAGAGGTCGTCGACCTCTACTCCTACTACCGCCGCCTGATCAGCTCTTTCTCTCTCGACGGCTTCCAGAAGTCGGCGCATCTTAACCCCGCCCTGCGGACCCTGATCGCCCCCGAAGGAAGCCCTGATCCGAACCGCGTGCAAGCTGCGATGTACTATCTGGCTTTTGCCGGGATCGCGACCGACTAACGGTTGCTTCTCGGTCTCCAGAGGGACAGAAGGCGAAACGCATCGGGCGTCTCCCTGACCACCAACCAGTCCACCAAGGATCTACAGCCATGGGTACTCGCACCCTCTCCGACTTCCTCGCCGCGAACGGTCTCAAGACCGCCGCTGCTCCCGCCGCTGCCGCCGCGCCCGCCAAGGCCGCCGCTGCCGCGCCGTCCAAGACCACCCCCGCCAAGGTCGCTGCCGCCCCGGCCGCTGCCCCGGTGAAGAAGGCCGAGGACGCCACCGCCACCGCCGGCTCCAGCGCCCAGGCGACCACCGAGCCTGCTGGCGGCCACGAGCTGCCCAAGAAGAGCACCGACGCTCCCGCCCAGGACACTGGCAAGAGCGCCGAGAAGACTGCCGCCCAGAAGTGGCTCGAAGAGCGCGGCATCACCGTCGCCGATCCCAAGGTCGCCGAGGCCATGGTGCAGGGCGCGGCCAAGACCGCTGAGGCCAACAAGGTCGCGTACCTGGAGAAGCGCGCCGAGGAAGAGCGCCTGCGCGGCGCCCTCTTCTACCAGGGCATGGTGCGCGAGTCGTGCGCCTACAAGCTCGCCTCCGGTGAGATGTCGCTCCAGGAGGCCGCCGCCGTGGCGCCCACCACCGGCTGCGACGTCTCGGTCATCGTGAAGCGCGCCGAGCAGCTCCAGGCTGCCGTGTCCTCGCCCGCCCTGATCGGTGGCCTGCTCGGCACCGCTGCCAAGACCGACGTCTCGGCTGTCACCCAGGTCGCGGACCAGAACGCGAACACCAGCACCACCCGCGACATCGAGGCCATCGAGGGCACCCGCAAGGGCACCTCCGGCATCGACGAGAAGGTGCTGCGCTTCGTCGACGTCTGGACCCTGCCGAACAACCCCGGCCTGAACCACGGTCAGGCCGTGGACCAGGGCAAGGGCCCCGGCGCCTGAGCTGAAGAAGTGATTGGAACGGGGCGCGACAGATTCGTTCTGTCGCGCCCCGAGCCTTCTCCGAAAACGAAAACGAACCGCAGGAGCACACCGTGGACACCCAGATCGACATGGACCTCTCCCTCTCCGAGTTCTACGCCGAGACGCTGAAGCAGGCTGGCTTCGACGTGTCGCAGCAGCCGGACATGGTGAAGATGGCCGAAGCCAACGGCGTCGATCCGCAGCTCGCGGCGCTCGCCAAGCAGGTTCGTGACCAGTCGATCCTCGACGGGATCGAGTATGCAACCGAGGCCGAACGCCTCACCGACGCTTTCAAGATCGCTTCATCGTGGATCGAGCACCGCGCGACTGTCGAGGCCACGGCCACGAAGATCGCCACCGCTCTCCGCGTCGCCACCGAGAAGGCGGTGATGGAGCTGATCGACGAGTTCGACCTCGATGTCGAGGTCGACGATGCCATCAAGATCGCCGCGTTCTCGCACCTGCCCGCGCTCGACATGGAGAAGGACGCTGCGGCTGGCTCTGGCCCGGCACAGCCTACTGCCCCCTCGACCGCCGATGCGATGCAGAACGCCAAGGCCATGGGCGCCAACGCGCACGAGCGCGTGCAGGCGATCCTCGCCGAAGCGCACAAGAACAACGGCGACGCCGGCCCACTGGGCTACCACCCGGACACGATGCACGCGGCGCTCGGCGCTGCGGTCTCGCCGGCCCTGGACCCGAGCGCGCACAAGAGCCACGGCGAAGGCATCGTCGATCGCTACGTTCCGAAGGAGCAGGCGCGCGAGTTCTACCATCATGCCGGCGAGATCGCCTCGGCCGCGCAGAACAACCCGACTGGCCCGAAGCAGCTGACGATGGACCAGATCTTCTCGCACGCTCGCGACAAGGTGAACGGCGTCTCCGACAACAAGTTCCTGGGCTTCGCGCAGAAGAACAAGGGCCTGATCGTCGGCGGTGGCGCTGCGCTCGGCCTGGGCGCCATGTACTTCCTCCACAAGCGCAAGCAGCGCCAGGAGCGCGAGCGCTACATCGCCGCCGCTCGTCAGCGCGCTGGCCTCACGCCGCAGGGCGGCCTCCCCCAGCAGGCGTCGGCGCCTGCCTCCGTCCAGTAAGGAACTGACCTATGTTCGATGCACGCGCTGAACATGAGAAGCTGCTCGACAACGTCGACAGGCTGCTCGCCAAAACCGCAGCTCGCACGAAGGCCGTGAAGGCTGCGAGTGCGAAGCCCAGCGACAAGAGCGCGTCGCTCGCTGCCCGTGTCGGCGATCTCCAGGTCGAAGCCGCAGCGAAGCAGAGCGAGCTGAAGCAGCTCGTCGCGAAGAAGACCGCCGCACGTGCGCAGAAGGTGGCGGAGGCCCGCCACATCGTCCGCGTTGCGCTCAACCTGCTGGTCGCGTAGGATCCTCTCACAGCCATGCCACATGCGCAGAACAACTTGACGATCGACGCTCCGAGCGATACGGTCGACGCGCGCAAGATCGCAGCGGCTGCCCATCTCATCGAGAAGCAGAGTCGCTTGATTGGCGAACTGCATACGGCGCACCTTGAGAGTGCTAAGTATGCGGCAGCGTTGGTCCAGGCGGTGAAGCTCGCGCAGGACGGTGCTGTGGACGTCTCCGACGTTCTCGACACCGCCCGACAGTTGATCAAGACCGGATCTGTCCGGCTCGCGTCAGTCGACGACCTGTTCGACCTCTCTCCTGGTGAACTCCAGGGGTCTGCAAAGACGAGTGCCGTCAGCAACGGTGGAGAGAAGCTGGACCCCCTGACCACCACCCTGCGACAGCTCGCTTGAGCTTTCGCCATCAAGGATCAACACCATGAAGGAACTCAACCTTCTCACCCCGTTCACTGACGTGAACATCCGGTCGAAGCCGGTCGCCTCGGGCATCAAGGTGCTCGAAGGCCGCTGGGTCGCCCTCAACTCGTCCGGCGAAGCGGTCCTCCCCGCTGCCGGCGCTCCCGGCGCCTATCTGGTCGTCGAGGGTCTCCAGACCGTGAAGCAGGGCCTCGCTGCCGGCGACTTCGCTGGCGCCGCGCCGTTCCTGCCGACCGATCCGACCAACCTCGTCTCGCTGCCTTCGGCGGTCGCGGCGAATCAGGTCGCTCTGGCCTACGGCATCTTCGTCTTCAGCGTGACCCCGGTCGGCTTCGTCGCCACCGGCCTCGCCGTCGGCGATGCACTGGCGGTCGACGCCGGTGGCCGTCTGGTCAAGTGGGTCGACGGCACCGACCCTGAGGGTGCCAAGATCGCGATCGTCGAGTCGGTCTCGGCCGCTCGCCTCGTCGCCCGTACCCTCGGCAACTGAACAGGAAAAGGAACTACACCATGAGCGGAGCACAGTACCTCGACCTGTTCAAGAATGACGCCACGACTTTCGTGCGCGAGCTGAACGGTCCCAACAACGCGAAGCTGGCCGAAGCTGCGGGCCTCTTCATCGCCGAGAAGCTGCGCGAGCGTTCGTTCGCTCGTCAGATTCTCACCCCGCGTACCGTCACCCGGTACGACCTGAAGAACAGCGTCGACCACGACCAGCTCGTCTTCATCGACGAGAAGGAAGTGCACGTCGGCCCGGCCAAGGCCATCAACTTCAAGGCCGAGCCGGACAGCCAGTACATCAGCACCCCGCGCTACGAGATCCCGATCTTCGAGATCTCCAGCGACATGTACGCCAAGAAGGAGATCGAGCTGCTGGCCTCGACTCAGCCGGTCACCAAGGTGATCGAGGAAAACGTCGTCCGCGAGATCGAAGAGACCGAGGACTCGTTCTTCCTGAAGTACGCGGAGGCCGCCGCCACCGCTGCGGGCAACACCGAGGCCGTCGCCGGCACCGGCCAGAAGCTGACCAAGAACGCGGTGAAGCGCCTCATCAACAAGATCGAGAGCAAGCGCCTGCGCTGCTCGACCATCCTGATGAGCGTGACCACCTTCAACGACATCCTGGACTTCGACTACCAGGATCTCGGCAGCGACCTGCTGAAGGAAGTCACCGTCGAGGGCTACAAGTACTACAACTGGGCGGGCCGCAAGCTGATCGTGACCATCAAGGCCGACATGCTGAAGGACGCCAACGGCAACCCGACCATCTACGGGTTCGCCGACGAGAAGGCCCTCGGCCGCTTCCTGGTGCTCGACAGCACCAAGTTCGGCGTGCGCAAGGTGTTCAACACCATCGAGTTCATGGCCTGGGAGTACATCGGCATGGGCCTCGGCAACAACAACGGCATCGCCCGCGTCTCGCTGGCTGCCTGAGTCGTCTGTCGATCTGAATGGAGTAGCAACCCCTGGCGCAAGCCAGGGGTTGCTCGTTTCTAGGCCCTCGTTCCCGCTGGCGCGTTCGCTGGCCTCGTCTAAACTCAGCTCCTGTCACCGAAAGGAAAAACGACATGCCCCTCCGCCGCGACATCCCCCTCGTCGCCTCCCTCAAGAACCTCACCAAAACGGCTGTCAACCTCGCCGAGATCGTGACGATCGACGCCGGCAAGACGCTCGAAGTGAACTTCGACGAGCTGACCGAGCGCGCCGCGAACCGGCTCTGGGACTCGGCGAAGAACGCTGCCGCCGGCAGCGTCATCGAGCTGACGATCGTCAACATGCGCGGCGTGCCGCCGCAGAGCAAGCCGAAGGACGAGAAGCCGCCCGTCGAGCCGAAGGACGAGAAGCCGCCCGTCGAGCCCGAGGCCCCGAAGGCTCCTGAGGCTCAGGCTCCTGAGGCCCCGGCGCCCGAAGCTCCGGCTGCCGAAAAGCCGGTCGCGCCGGAGGCCGAGAAGCCGGCTGAACCCGCCGCTCCCGAAGCGCCCGCTGCCACTGCTCAGCCGGAGCCGAAAGCCGAAGTCCCGGCCGTCGATCCGCTGGCCAAGTTCAAGAAGAACAAGAAGTAAGTCATGCCGCTCGAACTGTCAGACGATGAGCGCCTCGCACGCGCAGCTCGCTCGTTGCGGCACATGATCCGCGACAAGAAGGAGCTGAATCGTCTGCTGCTCGGGCGCTACGAGAGCAACGACGAAGAGCTGAAGCAGTGCATCATCCAAGCGGTGATGGACTGGAACATGACGCCTCCGCCGCTGCCGCCGATCAACCTCGCCACGCACCCGAACAAGTACCTGCTTCTTCAGTGCGCGGCGTGCATGGCGCTCACGAGCGCTGGCATCTGGCACAGCCGTGAGCACATGCCTTCGCAGGACGGCGGCACCAGCGCTGATGACCACGCGAAGGCCGGCGAATACAGCGGCTGGGTCAACACCTTCTACCAGGACTACGAGCAGAAGAAGGTGAACCAGAAGGTGTCGATGAACGTCATGGCTGCGCTCAATGGCCAGGGCATGGCGAGCGAGTACGGCATCCTCTTCACGTACGGTGGAGAGCACTGGTAATGCCGGTCCAGGCAACTGAGCGCGCGTCGGGCGGCGAGGATCATCCGCGTGGTGATTCGCCGTCGCCTACGCTCACTGCCAACCCGTACGGCAAGCTCGATCCACAGCGTGCTGCGGAGTACGAGAACGGCTACACCTACTGCCTCTCGAAAGGCACCGAAGGCATCAACACTGCGCAGCCACAGGACTGGCAGAGCTGGTCCGGCGCATCGACCCCGTGGCGCGAAGGGTTCGCTCAGGCTCTCCAGGGCCTTGGACTCGGCCGTCTCGCGAGTACGCTATTCCCACAAGATCAAGCAAAGGCATCTTCCATGACCACCACTCTGCTCCCGCTCGATGTCTTCGGCTGCCGTGACGACGAAGACAACGATGAAGACGTCAAGATCGCCTTCTCGCTGCGCAACGTCATGGACGGCAGCGGCGGTGCCGTCGCGGGTATGGCCGGCGGCGGCCTCGCTGGCGGCTACTACGGTGGCCAGCTGGGTGCCAAGCTCTCGCCCAACCCGGTCGGCAGCACCATCGGTCGCCTCGCTGGTTCGGGCATCGGTGCTCTCGGCGGCGGCCTCGCTGGTGGCTACGTCGGTGGCAACCTCAGCTCGCACGGCACGCAGGCCATGCTCGGCGACGACTACTCGGTCACCGATGCGGCAGTCGGCGGCGGTGCCTACGCGCAGGGTGTCGAGCAGAAGATCCAGGATGCGCTGAACAAGGGCCTCATCTCGAAGGACGAAGCCGATGCGATGCGCGGCCATGTGGGCGCTGCTGTCGCTGGTCGCGGCAAGGGCATCGGCGGTGCGCTGCTCGGCGGCCTTGGCGGCGCTGCGCTCGGTGGCCTCGCTGGCGTGATGACGGCCAAGGGCCGCGACACGTCGACCATGGCTCCGCTGGGCCAGACCCCGGTGCAGAATGCTGGCCTCGCGGCCTCGCACGCCATCGACAACGTCGGTGGCCCGCTGGCGCGCGGCCTCGGCGGCGCGCTGGCCGGCGGCGTCGGCGGCGCTGCACTGGGCGGCTACCTCGGTGCGCGCAATGCGGGCCAGGAGCACGTCGAGCAGCAGGTCGGCGACATCATCAGCGACGATCCGTCGCGTGCTGATCCGCAGTTCGAGGCACACCACGACAACCCGCACTGGGGCCGTGCACTGGTCGGCGCGGGCCTCGGTGCGCTCGCTGGCGGCTACACGGGCTCGAAGTTCAAGAAGGACTTCGCCACGAAGAACCCGGACGGCTTCATCGGCCCGCAGCATCAGAACATCCACTCGTTCGCTCTGCCCGGCGCGCTCGCCGGTGCGGCGCTCGGCGGCTACGCTGGCTACAGCAACCCGGTCACCTCGACCACGCCCAAGACCGCTGAGTTCGAGGACCTGATCGGCACCGATGACGAAGCCTGGGCCACCGAGCTGTTCAAGCTCGCCGGCATGGGCTCTGACATCATCGGCGGCGGCGCTGGCGCGCTGGCCGGCGGCGCTGCGCTCGGCACGCCCATCGCAGCGCCACTGGCTGCTGGCGTGGCTGGCTCGCACATCGGCCGGCAGGGCTTCATCGCTGGCCACCCCGAGCTGACTGACCGCGAGAAGGCCGTGGCTGCGGGCAGCGGCGGCCTGGGCCGTGGCCTGATGGCCGTCGGGCTCGGCGGCATGGGCGCACTGGCCGGCAGCGAGCTGGGCGGCATGGGCGCCGACGCGCTGACCGAGTCCGGCATCGCTCCGAGCAGCACCCCGATCCCGCTGGTCGGTGACGTCTCGGCGCACACCCTCGGCGCGGGCCTCGGCGCCGCTGCCGGCGGCCTGGGCGCTGCGGACCTCGTCGGGCGCGAGGGCGCGAAGAACGACGTCAACGCGCACCGTGCGCGCATGGCGCTGGCCGGCGCTCCGCGTCCGCAGACTGCATCGGCCTGAAGAGCCATGCCTGACCTCCCGCCCATCGTTCAGGAGGCCATTGGCCCTGGCGGTCCCGGCTACGGTGTCGGGCTCGGGGCAGCACATCTGCTGTCGCCCGGTGCCAGCGTCAGCGATCTCGACAAGAAGCAGCGCAAGCACCTTCTCGACCAGGGCAGCAACTGGAACACCATCGGCCAGCTGGCCGGCGGCACGCTGGGCGCCACGCTTGGTGCGACGCTCGGCAGCGAGGACGGTGAATCGCTCGGCCGCACCATCTGGCACGGTGTTGGTGGTGCCGGCACTGGTGCGCTCGTCGGCGGCATGACGCTGCCGACGGCCTACGGTCTGATCGCGGGGCACCGTGCGCTGAAGAACAAGGCTGACGAGCTGGCTGAGCCGATCCGTGAGAAGCGTGAGGCCGTGGAAGACCGTGCCATCCGTCGCAACCCGAAGCTCGCCTTCTGGGCGACGGAACACGCGAAGGTTGCTGGTCTGTCTGGTGCGCTGACTGGCGGCGCGATCGGTGGCATCCTCGGCGGCGGTGCAGGCAGCGCGATGTACAACGAGGGTCCCGATCGCACGCGCGGCATGGTGATGGGCACGGCGCTCGGCATCCCGGCTGGTGCCGTCATCGGCTCTGAAGTGCAGAACGCCAATCGCCCACGTGAGAAGTCCATCTACGAGATGTCGCCCGAGGAACTCGACGCGTACCTCGCCAAGCATGCAAGCCTCGGAGGCATGGCGCTCGGCTACAGCAAGTCGCTGGTCCCTGGTCTCGCGCTGAGCGAGGGCCTGAAGACGCCGTTCATCGAGCGCACGACTGAGAACATGAACACGCCGGAAGCACGGCACCCCGACTACCACATGAAGGGTCGTGCTCTGGGCACCGGACTGGGCGCTGCGCTTGGCGCTGTTGGCGGTGCAACGCTGGGTGCTCTCGGCGGAGACGCCGTCGGCGGCGACGTCGGTGCTGTCCTCGGCGGCGCAGCTGGCACGGCCGGCGGCGCTGTTGCTGGTGGGCTCGGCGGGCGCGTGCTTGGCAACGCAGTCGGCAGCCACATCAACGGGACGCCGCAGCCGAAAGTCGCTGACGCTTTCTCATTCCTGAAGAAGCTCGCTGCCCTCAGCAACGCTGCCATCGACGACAAGGGCATCCGCACGCGTGCTGGATACCACCGCTGGCTGGCGACGAAGCGCATGCAGCCGGCGGTGAGCAATGCCTGACCTCCCGACCTTCAAGTTCGTCCACGTTCGCTGCACGCGCGCCGACAGTCTGCTGGTTCGGTGGGCTCTGACGCCCACGGCGTATCCGCTCGACAAGATCGCATTCGAGGTGTTCCGCAGCCAGGGCCAGGATGGTCCGTGGGATCTCGTCAGCGAGATCGAGACCGGCAGCTTCCACTACTACGACTTCGACGTCGAAGGCCCAACGAGCATGCGCACGTGGTACTACCGCGTTCGCGTCGCGTCGACTGTCGGTGACGGCTACACGGACTCCGAGCCCGTCTATCTCGTGCACGACCCTGACAACATCGCGCTGGAGATGATCAGGAAGAAGAACGTTTCGATGGTCGTGAAGAATGGCGTCGCGCTGGCTGCGCTCGTTCGCAAGCAGTGGGGCTCGAAGTGCTCGCGCTGCTGGCACCCCGAACGTCAGCTTCCTGCCGATGCCGACTGCCCCATCTGCTTCGGCACCGGATACAACGACGGCTACTGCAAGCCGCTGCTCATGACTGGCATCGTTCCTGCTCCGCGCACCGTGGCTGCGATGCAGATGATCGGCCGTGTCGAACCGAGCGAAGAGCTGATCGAGCTGTCGAACAACCCGTGGGTCGGTGTCGACGATCTGATCGTCGACCGTGTGGTCGGAACTCGATACCACGTGAACCGTGTCGTCCAGTACACGCACCGTGGATACCCTGTTTCGCAGCTTTGCACTGCGACGAAGCTCGATGATAATCACGTCGCCTACAGCATCCCCGTGCCGGAGACCTCTGCGTCGATCGGCGGGAAGAGCTGGGATCTGGTGAAGGTCTGACATGCCGCGCACTCCGTTCTCCATGCCGCAGCGTGCTGCTCCCGACAAACCGGGTGCAATCCCCGGTGCAATACAGTTCAAGGGCTTCAAGAAGGCGACGGCGTCCGTCGACGCCATGCTGCACTTCCCGACCAAGACCGCAGCGGCAGCGCAGGACGCTGCTCTTGGTGCATTGATGGGCGTGCTGTTCGGTCGCGTCATCAACACCGTTCCCGGCCTGAACAACCTCGTGGCCGCTGGCATCCCGCGTGATGCACTCATCGGCGCGCTCGCTGCGTCGGCGACCAGCCATCTGGCTGCGTCTGATCCGCACACCTCGAACCTACTCTCCACCGCTGGCACGCCGCAGCCCCGCCCTGATGCGCCGCTGAGCGCACTCGTCTGATGTCTGACGCACTCGACATCCGGCTGCACGCGCTCAAGGCGGTCGACGTCATCCTGGCGGCGCTCCAGGCGGCGTTCGCCGAAGAGCGACTGATCGACGGGAAGAATCCGTTCCGGTTCGTGCAGAGCGACCCGAAGAACTCGAAGCTGTGGATCTGTGATCCCGAAGGCCGCACCGGCTTCGATCGCAGCGGCAACCGTCTGCTGATCTGCGTCTACCGCAGCGATTTCCAACCACAGGGCCTGCACCTGCTGAACCATGTTGGCGGCGCGACTGACGAACGCCAGTACAGCGACCTGTGCACGACCAACGTCTACATCCAGTGCGAGGCTGGCAACAAGACGCAGAGCGAGGTGCTCGCGTCGATCGCCTACCAGATCCTGAAGATGTATCGTGGCGACATGATGCGCGAGTTCGACATCTACGACATCGCGCCACTCAGCGTCAGCGCGCCACAGCAGCTCGCCAACATCAAGGGCGAGCCGTGGTCGACGACGGTCTCTGTTCGTGTTCAGACTCAGGAATCATACCAGATCACTGAGCTGGCGAACCACATGAACCACGTGCAGATCGTGCAGCGATACAAGGCCAACTCGCTCAAGCTCGCGTCTCTCGATGCCACCCCTCAGGGTGGCTGAAAACACAAGTAATGTCGTCACCTTTCCCTCATCCTGTTGCTGGCAACGCGCCCAAGCGTATCCTGCGTACCAGGATCTGAGCCCACACGATCACCGATAGGACCGGACCATGCCTTCTCCCTACAGCCCGCCCGATGTCATCGTCACGCAGAAGCGGCGCACCACGCTGGCCAACCGCGATCTGCCCCAGCTGCCCGTCGTGGTGGTCGGCCCGGCTCGCCAGATCGAGTACCGCGCGAAGGCCGGCGACTACACCTCGGGTGACGCCTTCCAGGCGGCTGTCCCGAACCTGAAGCCCGGCGCCGTGATCGACCCGAGCACCTTCAAGGTGCTGCTCGACGCGAAGAGCTTCGGCGGCAAGCAGCTCGGCCTCTTCGAGATCGCGTCGCCCGACGCGCAGCTCTCGCCCGAGGGCGATCTGATCGAGCTGGCCCAGACCTTCGCGCTGAGCTACAGCCTGCTCAGCTCGCGCAACAACAACCAGCCGAACTCGACCTCGGACGACGACTACGGCGCCGGCAAGCCCGACACCGTGACCTTCACCGACGACACCGTCGACTTCCTCTCGCTCCAGGCGACTGCGAACGACACCGACGTGGTGATCAACGCTCCCGCCTCGATGGCCGGCTCCTACCGCATCTACCGTCTGGTCGGTGCCGGCACCGGCTCGAACGCGGTGAAGGTGGAGAAGCTCGCCAGCGTCGCGACCGGCGTGAAGGTCGTGAGCAAGAGCTTCAACATCACTGGCTTCGCCAACGTCAGCGGCACTGCCGTGATCAACGGCTCGGACACCGACGTCGCTGATGTCGGCCTCGTCAGCCCCGGTGGCAACCCGTTCTCGATCGCCAACGCCGACTACCCGGCCGCGCCCTTCTTCATGGTGCCTGCGCCGACCAGCGCGGATCAGGTCATCCTGTCGATGAGCGGTCAGGCGTCCAACGTCGTCAACGCCTGGAACGCGCTCATCGCGGCTGCCCAGGTCGGCGACTTCCTGCGCATCGACCAGGACTCGATCGCCAACGCGAACGGCGACTTCAAGATCGTCGCGCTGAACAAGAACAGCAACACCGCGACCATCATCCGCGTCGGCCAGACTGGCACCGGCACCGTGACTGCCGGCGGCGGCGCCTCGGCCAACATGAAGCTGCTGCGCGTGCTGCGTGG